GGTGTTAAGCATGGCTCTGATGGCGTGTCAACTGCTGCCAGACAGATGCTTGATGACTTAATTGAAACTGTTGAAGCTAAAATGAAAATCCAGTCTCCATCTTGGGTGATGTTTGAGATTGGGATGATGATAGCTTCTGGGTTGTTCTTTGGGATGCAGAAGGGGAACAGCAAAGTGTCCGAGGGTGCTAGGAAAATGGTGACAACCGTTAAATCTGCATTTGACCCTCTCAATGATTTATCTAGCTTAGGCTTGGCGGGTACGTATATGATACCCAATTTAAGCGACATTAGCAACAAAGCTATGATTGCTATGTCCGCCACTAGCACGGGTTTAAATATGCTTGATAAGGTTGGGGAACACCACGCGGCTAACCCAGATCAGACTTTATTCCAAGCTACTTATGGGACAGCCAAAAACTTTGTTAAAGATGCGGTAACAGACAAGACCTTTACCCAACCTAGAGAAGCTGTTGACCATTTAGTCAACATCGCTAAATTTGGCACGGAACTCGTTACTCCACTAGGATTAAAGGCTTTCACCAATCCCATAGGATCGGCTAACGACGGCGTAGCGGCTGCTTTCAGAACTATGGCGATCGCTAAGTCCTTAAAACAAGCACACCAAGATACTAAGCAACAAACACAACAAGACTCTACACTGAATTACGCTAGTACATTTAAAAATGTACTTCCTCAATATTTAAAAGCAAATAAAATAGGACGCGCCGAAGCGTTAAAAATGTTTGGTGGTGGCTTAAAAGTAATTCCTGATATGCACGGTGGCAACGACGCTAACCTGTACAACGCTGGGGCTGTGGCAATGGGAACAGCAGCTTCTCTGGGTAATGCAGCTATAAGTAAGTTTGCACCAGTAGCTAATTTTGTCCAGACGGGTAAGGATGTTGTCAAAGGATTAGAACAGGGTATACTCAAAAATGCTGGTATTGCTACTAATGCGATCACTGGATTAGGTGATTCAATTCAGTCCCAAATCAAGCAGAACATGGGCATTAGTTCACCATCGAAGGTGATGATAGCATTGGGATTAATGATAGCGTCAGGGTTGGCTATAGGGATTAAAAAAGGTGTTATTGATGTTTCCAGTGCCACTGATGGATTAACGGACATGGTAATCAACAAGATGAAGTCCTTGCAATCTTTGCCGTCACAAAATATTGAGGCTTTTCAGGAAGCAACTTTAAACGCATCTAGTCCAAATTCTGAATTAACCCAAAAAGTTTACGATGAGTCCAAAGGAATAAGTAAGCCTACTGCGTTTGGTTCTATGATTGGAACTATTATGATGGGTTTAGCTAATTCAGGATTGACACCCAAAAATATTGAAACGCCTTTAAGGCATTTAGGGGCTTTCTATCAAGGAACAGCACAAGTGCATAAACTTAATTCTGCTTTAGCGCGAGAGGCAGAGATTGCCACCATTTTTAATATGATGCAAGCTGCGGAAAAAGAAGGTTATTTACCTGATGGTGGCTTTGTGAATATGGTTAAGCATGAAAACTTACCTACCCTTGCACATACATTAGGCGGATTTAATTACACCCAAACTAAAGATGGTGGATTACAGATTAATGATGTTTATGACTGGCACAATAGCGAGGAAACTGACAAAAATACTCCATTTAGTTTACCTAATAATTTTGGTAAAAAAATATATTCAATGCTTGATAAAAACCAGTGGCTAGTTAATTTACTGGGGTTAGAGTCTACTGACTTTGGTGGCTCAAAAGCTTATTCTAAGTATGACACCAATACTGGGCGAGAACTATTTTCTTTTTTGAATAAAGAAAAGCATGATTTTCAGTTAGGGCATTCTGTTCATTCGTCCGTAATAGGCGGATCACCCTATATTCAAACCCATAATTTAAATAAAGATGAATTTGATGATCTTATTGATTTAGCAACAAAACCTTATTTAAAATCTAAAAGCATTAAAGGTAATCCAAACTTAAAATCATTCTTGGAACATCCAGAGATATCAAAATATATTAAAGCCACTCAGTCAAGTGATGAAGGAGGCATTAAAAGCCTTGTTTCAGCAGTCAAAAAAGATTTTGGAGAAGGAAGTAAATTTAAAAAGGTATTTGATAATATTTTTGATCCTGTTTCTAGTCAACTAAACAAGCAATATGAAGAGTATTATCAACAACTTGATCAACAAGAAAAATCCGGCGATTACAAAAATAGGCTGGTAGCAGAAGATATATATGATAAGCTTGAAAACCCAAATAATGATATGACAAAAGAAAGCGCATTGTCTTTGATTTCTGCTCATAGAATGGCAGGGGTAAGAGGTGATAGCGATATGCAATCTCGGTTGCATAATATTTTGTTAGCTCAGTTTAAAGCGAATAATCCAAGTAGTGAAGGTATTGGTGACAAAATAAATAAAGTTAAAGATTTATTTAATAGTGGATTTAACCTTAAAGAAATAGGCGGCAACTTAATATCTTCTTTTGCACAAGGGTTTATGTCTGCAAATGGCGGTGTACTAGGAATAGTCACCAAGTTTGCCAAGGGCATACTCAGTGCGATCAAAAAAGTATTTAGAATAGCATCACCATCAGGTGAAGGTATTGATACTGGGGAAAATTACGCCAGTTCCCATGCTATTGGTATTAACAACCAAGCCCAGACCGCTGTTAATGCTGCTAGAAACATGGCAGAAGACATTAGGAACGCGATCGCTGATCCTTGGGATACTCCTCTTCCAATGAACCCTGTATTCCAACAAGATTTAGATTTAGAAAGCCAAGCACAAGCCCATATCAAAGCCACCAAAGAACACTTCCAAAAACTCAAGATTCAAGATTTATTGTCCGACGTTGGTGTTAACTTTGGTGCCGATTTTGGGCATGAAGGTATTGCCAGTAATGTTCTTTCTAGCTCTAATTTACTTGGTTATTTAAACAAGAAATCGGCAAATCTCACCCCACTTCAAAGCATTGTTCACAACAGACTTGTTGATGATTTTCAAGAACAAAGAACTTTAGCTGCTCATCATTTTGCGATCGCTCGCGCTGATGGAAACCCAATAGATCCCGATGTTCTCAGGGGTCTTGATGCGGGCTTTAATTCTATATTATTAAGAATAGTTGAATTTTCAAAAAGGCTGGGGATAAAAGGTCAGTCGATTGACGAATTATTAGCATCAAATCGGTCAGTTGTAAACACAGCAGCTTACCAACCACCTAGATTTGTAGCACCTAAAACCCCAGTGCCGGAAAGACAGCCAGGACAAACAGATCAAGAATACAGTCAAGCTGTAAAACGCGCTTTAGCAGAAGATAACAATAATTATCGTAAGGCTAGAAACGCATACAACCGAATGATGCTGGGCGTTAATGACACCCCAACACCAAAAATAACCCAGTTGCCAGCACTTCCTCCTGTCCCCGTTTATGCAAGAGAGATTATTGAACCCGTAACCAATGTACCACCAGTTCAGCGGACACAAACTACCATTCCTTCAATCCCAGATCCTTGGAACGATTCAGTTGAGCAACTAGTTAACACTGTCAAGCAAACAACAAAAACTCAATTTCTATTGCCACCTGCTAGAGAACGTTTAAACATCAATTCGTTTGTACAAACTCAGTCTAATCTACAGAGATTGGCTAGAGAAATCGTTGCTCAACAACCGATGACGCAACTATCAAGATCCCAACCACCAACAACACAGCGTACTAGCCCAATAATTTTACCAGGGAACTTTGTATCCAATCCCAACGCACAGATACTTTCTAGCAAAAACTTTGTATCCAATCCTAACGTACAGATACTTTCCGGCAAGAACTTTGCACCCAATCCTAACGCACAGATCATCTCATCTCAAAAGTTTACGCCTAAACCCGATGCACAATTGATTTTACCGGTTGTTCAAGGGCTGTCACCAGCCATAAGATCAACTCATTCACTGGCACAAAATAGTATAAGTGCTTTAATTGCTGCTAACAAACAAATACAAGCTACCATTGCCGGGAATAAGGTAACGGTCTCTTCTCGTTTTGCGCCCATACCAGATCCTTGGACTACACCACCTTTGTCTACACCACCTTTGCCTACGCAAACAGTCAAACAATTAAGCAATCAAATGGCTGGGCAATATGGTCCAATACCTGACTCTTGGCTAACATCACTGCGTTCTACTCAAGCGTTTAAACAAGCTAGTAAATTGCCTATTGGACAAATACCTGTTACACTTTCGTCTACCGTACCATCCTTTATTCCCCAACCTGCTGGTACTACTGCGCCAAAATATGTTTTCCCGCCTCAAACTCTTGGAAGTACCGTACCAGCATACACATTTCCTGTTAACCCAAATCCAAGCACAAGTTCAGTCCCAAGTATAAGCGACAACCCCAACTTAAACCCTGTACGACCCTTGCCACCTACATTATTAAACCAGTATTTAAATTTAGGTACTGATTTGGTGACAAATATTTTTAATGCCGTTAGTGCAAGCATCCGCCAAAGCACCTTGTCTGGTTATGCTTCATTGGGTCAAGTCATGCGGAATGCTGTTAACGCAGCTTTGTTTTCTTTGGCAGACACGCTTAAACAACCACTACATCAGGCTTTATTGTCTCAAACCAGGAGTATGTTGCCTTGGTTCTTAAAATTTATACCTCGCAGTTTTCAACTACTTCCTAAACTAAGTTTTGCCATACCTTTTGTTGGTGGTATGGTGTTAAGACTGGGTAATTCAATTGTTAAGAATTTACTGGAAAACAATATCTTAAAAGAAGGTGGTTTCTTAACAAATCTACTGAGTTCCATTACTAGAATAGATTTATCGGCTTTGTCGGGAACTAAAACTGCTGGCGTTGCAGGGTTTTTGAAAAATATTGCAAGTCCAGTACCTCTGTTGGTTGGTTCACGGTTTAATCCATTACTGGGGCTAGGGATATCAAGCGCAAGCCCGCTTTATGACGCTTTTAGTGGCATTTTAGGACTAGATAAATCAGTGAATCCCAACCCCAAAAAACAAGCTCCTACTATTGAAAAAGTATTACAAGACCAGACTAAAATCAACAGAAAAAAAGCTCTCTTGCGTGATGTCAAAGAAGTTGGTACTAGCACCAATATCAACACAGGGGTAGGACAAAATCTTGCTGCTAATGCCAGTATTGCTAGTAAAGAACTAGTAGAAAACCTAGGAAATACTTTACTAAATAGTGTTTTGAATAGCCTTGATGTTCCTGTTATTCCTAGGTCTGTAATTCAAAAATTGATTGGCAGGAAAATGGGAGAGAGATCAGCAACAATAGCAGATGCTATTAATGCGTTTGGAGTTGAAAAAAGCAAGGCTGAACAATTATTAGAAAAAACCGTTCAATCAGGTAGAACAGATGTTGGTGCAAGAGCAGACATACTCACTAAACAAATACTAAGAGAGCGTGGTGTCACTGAATCTGTGCGTAATGCCATGACACCGGAACAATTAGCCGCAGCCCGTGAAAAAATAACTAAATCCCCAATTGATTTAACCGCTAGAGAGCGTAAACTTCTGAAGTTTATGGGTGACTTTGAATCTCATGCAGCAAGGATGGGAAATGATGTAGCCACAAGAAAACGGGATGCTATGGCAATGTCTGTTTTGCAAGAGCGCGGAATGAGTCGCGCTGAAAGAAAGCAGGTTCAACAGTCACAGGGCGGACAAGGTTTAAGCAATTTTGCTGACAACTTGAGAGACAATCCCCGTACAGGCGGATTCATGGGTAGATTCACAGAAGCTTACGCCAGTAATGACCAGGATGCAATGAAGGAACTGGTCAAGCAAGGGTTAAGAAAAACTGGGATGTCTGCCAAGCAAATTAACAACATCGACCCTAAGCTTTTAGACACAGCCACCGCAGGATTGATGACCACGTTGAGCGGGCTACAGGCTAAATTTAGAGAAAAAGGCTTTGACATGGGTAAAGCCTTGGCTAAAGGCTTAAAAGACTCAATGGTGAATTTAGCTAACGCCAAAGATGATTTAGAGTACAACGCCAAAAAAGCATTAGGACAAGCTAATTTTGGTGACTCCGTGGGATTAATATTCCGCCGTATGTTTAGGGGTACAGCAGCCACTCAGTCCCAATTTACAGAAATGTACAACCAGATGGGGTCTGGGGTGAAAAACTTGCTGTTTAAAGATCGCAGCCAAGGCGATGAGATGTTCCCCAATGTTCTTCAATTCTTTGGCTCAATTGCTACCACTTTAGCACCAATTACTACCATGATAGGTGCAATCACGCCATTGTTATTACCTTTAGCTCCAATCATTACAGGTATAGGCATGGCTGTAAACATGGTTGCACCCCACGTAGCTAAATTAATAGATGGCATTCAAAGGGTAGAGGCGCTACAGAGAAGATTTAAGTTTTTAGGCGGATCAACAGAGGGCGGAAAAGCAGAATTTAATTACGCAAAAGATATTGCCAACAAACTTAATGTGCCTTCAGAAGTAGCTGCTAACTCTTATTCCCAACTAGCGATCGCGGCTAAAGACAGCAAGATGGAAGGTCAAGGGGTTAAGGAACTATTTGAAGGTATCACCTCATCTTTAAGCGCGTTAGGTATTAATGGACAAGATGCTAGTTTAGTCTTCGTGGCATATACACAAATATTGGCTAAAGGCAAATTATCCATGGAAGAACTCAGGCAGCAGTTAGGTGAAAAATTCCCTCCTGCCATGGCTGTATTTGCCAAAGCTATGGGTGTATCAGTGCCAGAAATGAATGCCCTGGTAGCATCTGGCGGGATTTTGTCCCAAGATATTTTACCTAAAGTAGCCAAAGTATTAAAAGAAGATTATGGTAACGCTGCCGCTAACCAAGCCGGGGGACTGGTAGTTGCGCTTAACAAACTAGGTAATGTAGGCTTTGAGATTACAACAATATTTACTGATAAACTTGGTGGCACACTAGCATTCTTTGTAAACAGCTTTGCTAATATTTTAGGCGTACTTAGCGGTGCATTAAAAGATTTAATACCACTAGCCCAATCCTTTATGATTGGATTTGCGGCCACAATCAGCATAGGATTAACAATCATTCTTTCCAAATTTAAGCCATTCTTAGTTGTAATGACAAGCTTGCAAAGCTTCTTGTTAGCTACCTTTTCCGCTATTACCACCAATATGATGCCTATGGTTATTGGTGTAATGTCTGACGTTGCCGATGGCTGGTTAGGTGCAGAAAAGAACCTTATGGACAATATGTTCCAAGGCATTAGCAATATGTTTGTCACTGTTTTTGGGACTATAGATTCAGTCATGCGTTCCATGAGTAACAATCAATTTAGTTTTTCTAGTATGTTTGGTGGCTTAATCCAAGGCGCACAACAGGCTGGTAATATCATGGAATGGCTTAAAGGAGTGTTTGCAGGATTCTTTAAAATTATTCCATCTGGATTGGTAGAACTACTCGCTATAGTATTCATGCTAGAACAGGGGACGGGCTTAATGGTTGCGGCTCTGTGGCCTGCTATTAAAGGCTTGTGGGGAGGCATTACCGGAATATTTGGTGCTACGGCAAAAGCATTTTATGGAGTAATGGGGACAATTAAATCTGTTACTGAATTAATGATGACATCTTCTGCTGTTGCTGGAAACGCTATGAACGATGTGGCGGTTAGAAACGCAAGAAGTATGGCAATAGTTCAGGGGGGGCTGGCCTTCTTGAGTAAAGCGTTGTTGCACTTTAGCATAGGCTATGCTGCTCTCATGTTTTCTAAGGGTGACTTTAGCGACCCTATGAGAGAATCAATTAATAAGTCTACCGCAGACATTAACAGACACTTAACTGATGTCAGACTAAATATCAACAAAACCACCGAAGCGTTTAACAAAGCCACTAAATCAGTAGAGGAACTGGGCAATGGTATTGCTAACGCTTTACCATCTAAGGGTGTGCAACTAGATATTAGAAGTCTCTGGGGTGGCGGTGATTGGAAATGGGACGATGCAGTACGGGAAACTAACGCGAAATACAGAACAGATGGTAAAGGCGGGAGTCCACAGGGTCCAAGCGCAATGGATGTTATAGGAACTGGTGCTTTATATGCCGGAGGTGCTGGATATGGTTATGCTGCTGGTGCTAAAGCAGCAAAAGCAATTGTAGACCTTGCGGTAAAAGCAGGTCCAATCTTGGCTTCAAATGCAGCACTAGGGTCGGCGGCTGGACCACGTATGGCTGTTCCTCTTTTCGGCAGACTTGCTACAGCGATAGCTCCTGTGGTTGCTATAATGGGACCCTGGGGTTTAGCGATCGCAGGACTTGTCGCCGCCATAGGACTAACTACTGTTGCTTTAGATTTGTTTGCTCCTAAGATTACTGAAGCACAACTAAACAACGCAGAAAACCAGGGTGGGTTGCCACCTGAAATCAAGCAGATTATCAATGCCAAGAAAGAAGGCGAAAGATTAGATTTAGCGTCACAACAGGTTATTAAACTTTACAATGATCAGAAATTGAACAATGAGCGACTACGCGAATTTGCCAACTCAGCAGGACTAGATGGCAACCCCAATAACTTTGTTGCACCACGGGCTACTATGTCTGAAAAACAAAGGAAAGAATTTGAAGATACTGATAAAGTAAAAAACATTAATACTGATATTGAAAACAAAAGAAAATCACTGAAAGCAATAGAAGACAATGCAGACACGGAAGTTGAAAAGTCAGCAGCAAGATCAGGAGATCCTTATAAAAAGGTACAAGCTGAACTCGCTCAACTTGAAAAAAATAAAAAGTTGATGCAATTGAACTTCATGGCTAATTATGGCAATAAGTCAAAAATGGATGCAATTGATAAGCAGATTGAAGAGAAAGAAAAAGAGATAGCAGATCATCGTTCTACATACAAGTATATTGATACTAGAGGAGGTATACGTGATCCTGAGAATCGAAAACAAATAGCAGTAAGAGAAGGATTAAAAGAAGAATTAGAGAACTTAAAAAAACAAAAAGCCACCTTACAAACAAATATTGGTGCTTCAGCCCAACGCAGACTTAACTATGATGAGATCAAGAATATTGACGCTAGACTCAAGAAAGCTGCTACTGAGTTTGTGGACTTACAGGAACAACTAAGAACAAACCCTAGCTCTGCTTTACGCTCTAAAGCAGGAACAACCAGGGAACTGATTAAACAACTGCAAAAGCAAAGGGAGGGATTTGTTGGCAGCTTTGGCGACATCACGCCCGCACTCAAGAGATCGATCAAAGATACCAAAGATAAAATAGCTGAAATTCAGACTAAGAGCGATGTTCCAGAAGCACAAAGGAAGGTTACTACCAAGCAACTTAGAGAAACGCTAAATCAACTTGAAAAGATGTTGGCGACTGCAAATCAGTTTAGTATTGCAGAAATATCTGAAAGTATGTACACTCAGGCAACCAACGCACTCAAGGACGCTGAGACTAAGTACAATGCAAACATGAATGCCAATAAGATAGCATCGAACCTATCCCAATCCAAAATTTACAACAAAACCAATTTGACATCTCAGCAGATTGCTCCTGAATTATCCAAGCAACAAATCAAGGATCTGGAGACTCAACAATCTGAGCTTAACAAGAGTTTAACAGTTAAGGAATCTAACCTAAAAAATCTGAATGTTGCCCTTGCGTTAGGGGTCGGTGACATGGCTGGGCTGACATCAGAGATAGAGAAGCTACAGCAGGACATCATGAAGGATAAGGAACAGATTAGCCAGAATGTCCTTGAGATTGCCAAAGCCCGACGCGAAGCTAATCAAGCGTTAATTGACCAGACTAAACAGGTGGCGGAATACTACCGGACAAATATTAGAGAATCTGAATTAGCCGTTATTGAATACAAAAAAGCCATTGTCAGTATCAAAAACCTGGGATTTGCTAACAGGTTGAGACAGGCATTAATTGGAGCGGGAACTAACATTGTTACTGAGTTTGTAGAAGGTTTAATTAATATATTTCAGCAACTTGGTGAGATTGAAAACATCAGAATTGATCAGGAAAGGCAAAAACTAGAATACCGAAATAGTATTACAGACATGGAGTTAAAAATGTCTGAGTTGCAGCGTAGTATTCCTGGTTTAGACCCCAGTAAACTTGGGCAATTCAATCAATCCTTAAAAGGTATTGGTGGCACTTTATTGGACATTGGTAAAGAGATTGAGCGCATCAACAAAATGCTAGGGGTAGATGTGGTTAATTCTACCAACGGGTTAAACATGGCACTAACAAGGGTGTCTAACACATTTTCTAATCTTAACTCCATGCCTAGCATTGTTATTTCATTGCCAGGCAACCCTAACACGCCTGTACCTCCTTCGCTATTCGTACCTGGCGATCCAATTACACCTATATCTAATCCCAAAAAACCCAACAACGATCTGTACAGGCAGTTGGGAATACCAACAAAGCAATCAGAATTACCCGCCATTAATCCGACAGCGATCGCATCCATGAGCAAAGGGGTCTTAGTGGCAGGGATTGCCAGTGACGTTCCTTACCTACCTCCACAGCCTCAATTAGTGGCTCAAGCCCTGCCTGGCGGCAAACCAAAAAATAATAAACCCAAGCCTCCCGATAATGCCATTGTCTCCCCGATTGACGGAATGAATATCTCTGAATTTAATAAGGAAAATTACTCGGTTAATTCAGATAAAAAAATAACAATTTATGGTGGTGAAACCCAAAAATTGCTTTCGTCTATCACGGGGTCGCTATTAAAAGTGAACGCAAATACAGTAGAAGTACAAAAAAAGATTAATGGAAGATTACTGAAAATCAGATATGAAGGACTTGATATAGACAAAAACATCAAGTTCGGCAAAGACAAGAGAGCATCTATTACGGCTGGACAAGTCTTAGGTACGCAGGATGGTATGTTAGAAGGAAGCGGCGGGGTTGATGTTTCTGTGACAATAGACGGTATCAAAAAAAATCCTAGCAAATTTTTCCGAGATGCAGTTGAAGGGAAACGGCGAAACCCTATAACTAGATTTGGTAATTGGTTTTTTGACGAAATAGATCCTGATACTGAAAAACTGGGTTTAGTTCCACAAAATGTTAGTCCATCCTGGCTAAAAAAGCTTGAAAATGTTAGTCCATCCTGGCTAAAAAATCTTGGAAGAGGAGCATGGAATATGACGACTTCAGTGTTTGGATTTGGCAAAAGAGTAGCTGAAAATAACCCAGGTTCTCGGCCTAACCAAGCTCCAATAGGACCGGTAAAAAAACCTTATGATGAACAACAAAAGAGAAATCAACAACAAGCACCAAAAACCACAAAAAAAACTACACCAAAAACCACAAAAAAAACCACAAAAAAAACTACACCAAAAACTACACCAACAAAAACCCTTCAAAACACTGCTAGAGAACTAACAGAAAAACAGATAAGAGGGCAAACACTTGATCCCAAAACACAACAACGACTTATTCCTGAAGCATCCACTGCTAATACACGGACAAAGACACAGTTAACAAAGGAACAAATTAGACTCTCAAAAGAACAGGAGAGGTCCACCATAATCAGAGCCTTAACGGATCTGAGAAAATTAAAAATAGAGACTGAAAACAAAATTGCTGATACAGACCTACGTACACGACGCGGTAAACTAAATACCAGGAAAATGTTTCTTGACAGTGACCCTGCTGCTACTGAACAGCAAAAATTTGATCTAGCATACGCAGAGGAATCACTCAGGATAGATGAAGAAATTAATAACCGCAGAAAGATTGTTCGCGCATCCCAAATGCCCAATCTGTCTGGAGAAGAAATTAACAATTTGGTTAAGCGACTTCAATCACTTGGCATAAAAACGGACGGGAAAGAACTGCAAAAACTCTATAGTGCTTTGCAAAGTTCCAATACCAAAGAAGCCCAGTCAGCCCAAAACCAATTAAATGCCCTGGTAAAAAACAAACCTATTATCCTACAACGACTTTTAGATGATTTTAAAATTAGGCAAAAAATAGCACAAAACACCCGTACATCTGACAATCTTGGTATTGATATAGGCGTACTGCAAAGTCAGCTAGAGTTGCTTAAACAAATTGAAAAATCATTCCCATTAAATAAAGATATATTGCAGATACCATCAATGGAGCGAATAGTAGCGATCGTCGGTTTACAAAATCAAAAACTAAAATCTGAGAATGAATTACTAGAGCAACAGAGAACTAAGCGGGGAACAATGACTAAAGAGGATTTTGAGCGCAGAAGAAAAGCGATTGAAACAACCTATAAACTAGGAATAGAAAAAATTGATATGCAGTACAATACTGACAATTTAGCCAAACAAATTGAACGAGAAATAAATGCTTTAGATGTCAAAATCTTGATTGAGGATGTTGGTATTAAAAACTTAGATTTACAGGCAAAGATGTTTGCAGCCACAGCCGCAGATGGCATGGTAGATGTTGCTAATATTTCTAAGCGGGCTACCTTGGAACAGGAAAGTGCATTAAACAGACTTAACAGAGAAATCCTCGATACCCAAAACAATACTAAACTCACCGCAGAACAAAGGCAACAACGCATAGATGCTCTCAAGGTAAACAGTGGACTTGAGTTAGGTGCAATTAGAAAACAATCTGAGCGCGATACTCGCAAGGGTGAACTACAAAATCAAAAAGCAGAATTAGACGCTGGTATTAAGGTATCTGATTCCGCTAAGACTGTATTAGAGGGTAAAGGTAATCTGGCTAAGGCACTAGGACTTGAACTGGCTGGGGAAAGAATTGATAAGCAGATAGCCCAAATTAATTTAAACCATGAGTACGCACAGAAGAGGATGCAACTAAAACAAGATATTGAAAACATGAGAATCAGTAACGAAAATGCGATCGCGCTTAGAGAAAATTTAGACGCGGAAATGGCATTAAAATCAGAAGCTATTAAGATTCAATATTCAGAGTTTAGTCAGGTTCTCAAGTCTTTCACAGGTGGCTTTAAGAGCGCCCTTAAAGAATTTATTTGGAACAAAGAAGGAAGTAGTTGGGCTGATTCACTGGATAAGCTTTGGAAGGGAATATCTAATACTATCCTTGATAGTTTGGCTGAAATTGCATCCAAGTACATGACTGATGCGCTCTTTAACTGGATACAACCACCAGCCCAAAATCTAAACACAGCAGCATTGCAACTACAACAAGCAGCCGCGTCTCTGTCTGCAATTGGTAGTAATTCCCCTATGCCTGATTTCCCCGGTATGGCTGGTTCTAGTGTTCTTAGCACCATGGGACTTGGCAATATTGATTCCTTTTCCCCAGGCGATTTTGATTTTAGTTCCTTTGATTTTGATGCACTAGGATCTGCTGACTTTGGCTCACTGGACCTCTCAGGATTTGCTAAGGGTGGCATGATTGATGAAGATACCCTGGGTAAAATCCAGAATTTTGCCAACGGGGGGATTGTGGGAGCAATGAACAAGGAACGCTCTCTCACTGGTAGGACACCACACCTGGTAGTAGCTTCTGAAGGTGAGCGTATTCTTAATCACAGGGAAACAGCTATCTGGAATAGGTTGCAATCTGGTATTACTGGTTTTGCTGATGGTGGTATAGTCGGTGGTGGTAAGGGTGAGATGGCCTCAAGGATTGGTAATACTACTACTGTTAATGTGCCTGTCAGTGTATCCGTAAGTGGCAATGATTCAGAGGTTGATTCCGCTAGATTGGCACAAACTGTAGAGGCACTTGTGAGCGATGGTATCCGTAGGCAACTAAGACCCGGTGGTTCTATCAGCAGAGGTAATCCTTACAAGCGGTAATAAAAAGCGGGTAAATCCCGCTTCTGTGTTTATTCCGCTAAGGGTAGATTTGCTAATTCAGGGATTGGAGGGTTCTGAACAAACTCTGTAATTACTTCCTGGACTACGTTCTCATTAATCTTGAGTGCCTCTATTAGCTCCTCTAAAGGTGGCAACTCTTCAAATTCAGGTTTAAAGTTAGTCACTTTTCTTACCTCCCTTGGGGGCTGCCATCCCTGCTGCTCCTGATCCCAATGCCAGCGCCACGTTGTACGCACCGTTGACTTTGCTGTCACTTGTGTTTGGTATCACAAGAACCGTAACTACAATCAATGCGCTGAATAAGCCTAGCGTTAATGGTATTAAATCTTCTTTCATGCTTAGAGACTGGGTAAAATTGGTGATTTTGAGTAGTATTTGACGCATTTGCAATTTGCCCGACATTGACAATTTTCTCCTGGGTTGGGCAACGTTCCAATCTTTGCCCACCCTACGCTACTATAACGCACGCAATCATCGCAACTATGGAAAGCCGCTAAAACCCTTCTTTCCCACAAGAACCCATTTCTTGCGTGACCTTCTAGTTTGCCATCTTCATAGAAATGCCTGGTTTTGTTGTAATACATCTGCACCCTGGCTAGTATCTGTGCTTCTGACAAATTACCCTGGATAATGTCACGAGAAAAACCACGCAGATATTGGTATTGCAAATTTACTTTACCACTTATTTCGGCATGGTCTCGCCAATCCATTTGTTTGATACCACCTATACCTAATGAGTATTGGTAGATGGCTAGATTCCTGATGGATTGGGCTGTCTGCTGTTCCCACGTGCTGACATTGATTTTGCCTGATAGCAAATCTTTAGTGATTTTGTTCCCTACTTGTAATTCGTATTCTATGGCTTTCTCTGTAATTCTGGCTACATCCTTCTCTCTGACAAATTGCCCTTTCTTGTTGCCATTTGCATAGTGGTATCGTTGGCTATTAGCGTTCCAATAAAAGCTATTTGACTCCTGGGTAGACTTAGTTGCCCAGGAACTATACTTTTTTTCAGTCACGTCCTCCTCTGTGTCTACACTGGTTTCTAACGACTCTAAAGGAACAATCCCTGCTAGTTCCCTCATCCTATTGACCACCGCTAAATCCTCACTACTGAAAGTACCACTGGTCACGCAATTATTGACAACACTTAAAAGAGCGATCGCGTCTTCATTGTCTTGAGTTTTGACGGGAAAAACACCGTAGTCTTTTTGCTCGCCAAAGTTAAATTCAATCATGGGACGGATCACCTTTTCAACTAAGGTATCCCCCACTAATTCCATCTGTGACTTGATTACCAGTTCTAGGATATTTCTGTGGCCAGCGTTGAGGTTGCTGTCACCACTACCACTCATACCCATGCCTGTAACGGTTTTAGGCACTAGCCACGACAGCATAATCATAGACTCTAAGTAGCTAAGTATATTAATCCAAAAATCACCATTAGTTTCGTTGGCAACTGCAAATATCTCATCAGCAATATCAATCACCGCAAAAGCGTTAGTTCTGCTTTCGGCAAGGCTCTTAGACATTACATAACCTTGGTTGTACAGCTTAGGCTCTCCCGTTGCAGGATCTAAGTAGGGTGAACCTGTATCCGGGTTAATCATGACTGCTGAATTATTCGCTGTGTCTGTTTTACCAACCAGCATTTTACCCTGGGTTTCACTAATGATTGCTAAACAGGCATTGATGATTTTAGTCAACTCCCAGAAGGGGTAAGCTTTACGACAGGTTGCTACTCCATAGGGGTCGCCACCCAATGCTAGGTGTGGTTGATTAATTAAATGAACGCCATTCTCATAGGGAATATAAATATCAGTATTTTTTAAATAATGGACTTGTTTGATGTTGCCAGAATAACCTTCAAACCAATAGTAGCGAGGGTCAATGGTTCTGATTTTATCCAAATAAGCTTTGCGTTTTTTAATGGCATAACTGACTTCTGAGAACGACCTACCAAAGGGAACAAAGGTTAAGATTTCCGCAATTACACTTGACCAACTCCCATCCATTCTGTTAATGGAAGTTAATACAAATTCCTGAATATTCTCATCAAGGTGCTGGTATTTCCCCATCATGGAAACACCTAAAAGTGTCCGCAGATCGTTAGCTGCTGAAGCCACAGGGGACTCTTTAAGCATTTCTACATATTTATCCACTGGGTTCTGATCAGATTGTCTAATTACCCCAATCCAAGTAGAAACAAGCGCCTGAACTGCGGGTGACAATAATGTTGTGTTTAGCATATTTTTTTATTAATTAATATTAGATATGCTATCATACTTAATAAGTAAAATCCGACTTTTCCTGACCACAAATGATTAATAGTTTAATCAAAGAACAAATCAAAAACATCCTTGATTCCCAGGCTAATATTCAAATAGAGTCCTGTGGGTTGGTGTTAGGCGGCTTATTAAAAACCAGTGTCATTGCACTGAAAAACGTGCATCCAGATCCGGTAAATAATAGCAGGATAGATCATAGGGACTTGTCAAAATTTAGCTACGATAATATCAAGGCATTTTGGCATACTCACCTAGGTTCTCATCCCAATCACTTCACCTATACCGATATTGAGATGAGTCACCAAACTCAAAAACCTATCATCTTGTATCACCCACGCTCAGACGCTTGGGACTACTACGAACCTAACAACCCTAACCCGTTCCCGCTTAAATATACACAACTTAATCCTAAACAAACAGAATTTTATCAAAACATACCCTTTCAGTGGGGGCGCTCTGACTGTTTCTCAATAGTCAGAAGATATTGCTTAGGCGTGATTGGGGTTGACCTTGGGGAATTTACTCGAACCGATACTGACAATTTTCCCAGTAAAGACTATAAGTGTCCACTTGATCTTAGTCGGCAACTAATACTCATGCCACCAGGGATGAAAATTAAGCAGCATGATATCTTTGCGATCGCACTTAGAGATGGAACAGAACCAAATCACGCCGCAGTATTAGTTAATGCGGAACAGAACCTAATTCTACACTCAATGTCCCCACAGTCTTGCAGTAAAATCGAACCTTATGGAAGATATCTAAGACAAAGAACTGTGGCTCACTACCGATTAAAACGCTTATGCTAACAACAATAAAGTTAAATGGGATCTTGGGTGTTGAATTTGCGCCGGAAATAAAAGGGGGACTAAATACACCCCAAGAGGTTATTAATTTTCTGTGCTGTAATTTCCCTGATTTTAGGCACTACGTACTAGGATCTGAATGGCACTACACAATGGTAGTGAAGGGCAACAATTGGGAACGCTGCATCATAGAAGATTCCCCGTCTGTCATACTGCCTGTCACTGGATGCGTAGTAGAAATTACCCCAGTAGTTGAAAGTTCAGGACGCACCTTAACCAGTATCGCTATGATTGGTATTGGTATTGCACTGGTAGCTACAGGAGCAGCGAGCGGACTAGGTATATCCTTGATATTAAGCGGTGCTACATCCCTGCTTAGTTCACTAGTCAATGGCAATCCCAAGAAAGAAGAAGCTAGATCGACCTTCTTTCAAGCGGCTGGGTACAACGTCAAAGAAGGGACACCTATACCGCTAGTGTTTGGTGAGGTACTAGTTAAGAATTTTCAAGTATTGTCCAACGAAATCAGTTCCCCGCTTTTTCCTTTTGTTGATCTGCTCAGTCAAGAGCAAAATATGGCCGCTTTTGCAAAGTGTCCGATTATGTTTATTGATGATTATGAAGATGATAGCAGTAACTATCCAAACCCAAATCATGTAATCACTTTGACTGTCAAAAGTACAACTTTAAAATCACCTATCTTAGCAGGAGAAAATTTACAGCTAGTTGTGTTTGGGGGAAATCATCCATTCTTTTTTTATTATGATCCTTTTTTTTATGATGAAGCTTTCCCTACGGCGCTAACTGTTATGAGCCATTTTAATATTGGTGATACTAAATTATATTGCAATCCCACAGGATTTGATGATGAGCGATTGAGTGGATACTCTACATCAATTAATCTTGCAAAAATGCACTACAAGCAATGTGTTGTATTAGTACAATCTCAAACTTACCCTTGATAAAACCATGCCAAAGGAAGATTCTCAGCCAATTACTGGAACTACGGATGATACCGTTAAATTATTATTAGGAATTTGTGAAGGGCAAATAGAAGGTATTTCATCCTTAAAAGATATTTACCTTGATAAAACTCCTTACCTTAATAATAGCGGTACGCCAAATTTTAAAGACGTGGGTTTAAATGCTAGTGACGGGGCGAAAGATCCCGTACTACCTTGGATGTTTGCTAGTGATAGCATTGGTGGCACATTTAATGTTAATCCAGTTAATTTGGTTGTAAAAAACGATGGTGTTGGTATTACTCGAAGTATTACTAATGCAGATATTAATCAAATTAATATTAGATTAAGTTTTTTAGCAGAATACCAAGAAGAAGATGGGGATAGAAAAAGAACAGATTTTTGTTTTAGCATAGAAATAAAAGAGGGACTTAATGGAACTTTTGTGACGCGGGTCGCCAAATGTGTAAACGCCAGATACCCTGATTTTGTAACCTTTAAATTCGTTTTTCCTGTTGATTCTAGCAAAGATTATTTTGAGGTTAGAGTCAAGAAAACTTTGCCAGAAGAGCCACCAAATCCTGACGAAAGAAAAGATAAACATATAGTAGTGGTAAAATGGGCGGACTACACTGAAGTTTCCTTGGACCAAGTGCTTTATTCAAACACTGCATTATTGTCCTTGGCTTTTCCTGCTAAAACTTTTGAATCTAATCCAGAAGTTTGGGCAAAGGTTAAAGGCATCAAGGATTGCAAGATACCCAGTAACGCAACTATTAACACAACTGACAGAGGAACAGACTTTAATGGTGGTTGGGATGGGACGCTGTACACGCCCAGTAAAGCAACCGCAGACCCTGCCTGGATTGTTTACTACTTGCTGACTAACCCCAGATCTAGATTAGGCATACCTGAATCCTATATTGATAAATTTGCACTCTATCAATGCAGTGTGTACAACAACCAATTTGTTTCCAATGGCGACGGGGGAACAGAAAGAAGATTTTTATTTAATACTATCCTGGGTTCTGGGGGTCAAGAATCAGTACTAGAAATGGTGCGGGCTATTTGTTCCACAATGTACGTCAAACCTTATTGGAATGGCTCACAAATCAGCTTTTGGCAGGAGCGTCCAATGAGTGCCTTACCAAAAATATTGACTAACGCAGATGTAGAGGAAGGGAAATTTATTTACCAAACCAGGGAACTGAATGCCGTAACCACTGTAGCCAAGGTATCTTACCAGTCAACCATTGAGGATTGGGAGTTAGTTCCAGAGATCGTCGAAGAACCAGCTTCTATTGACAAGTACGGGTATCAAACGGAAGAATATGCGCTATTAGGAGAAACTAGGCGAGCCGCTGCTATTAGATCGGGGCGCAGGACTATTTTAAGCTCTTTACCTAACGTCATTACCTTGACTTGCAAGATTAGAGCGCGGGCTATGTTTTTCCAACCTGGTGACGTGATCCAAGTATCTGATACCGCCAGGAACAAAGTTAGGGTTGGGGGATTGGTGTCTGCGGTCACAGCCAATAAAATTACTTTAGATGCACCTATTACACTGACCGCAAATACAGGAAAAAAGATTTATTTAACCCTTCCTGATGAATCTGTAATTGAGAGAGCGATCGCTAACCCCGCCGGAACTTTCACGGAAATTAATCTCAGTACACCATTGACTACATTACCGCTTGTACACTCACCATGGCAGATAGTAGATGAAATTAGCAGAGTAAAGCTGTACAGGATCACGGATGTAGTTCCTGATGGCGAAAATAGATCCTTGTTTGAGGTAACGGCTAAAACCTACAGTGAAGATTTTTTTACCCAAGTAGAAACAGGAATCAAGATACCTAGTGATAGCGATCAAAACCCACTCCCAACTGAGGTTAATCCGCCTAATAATTTCTCTGTACAATTATTAAAAGTTGTAGTTAATGGTAATGACACTTACTCTTTAGTTGCATCCTGGCAACGACCCTTGAAAGAACAGGTGGGAACTAAATTTGCTGTTTCTAATTTGAGTTTCTCCCAAGGGATAGCAACCGTTACCACGTCAACTACTCACAACTATCAAAGTAATGATTTAATCTTGATTAGCGGGTCAAATCAAAGCATTTACAATGATAAATTTATCATTACTAAAATCAGCAATACTCAATTTACATTTCCTTTCAATAACTCAACCGTCAACCCTGCTACCGGGACTATTACTGCTGTAAGATTGACAGAAGAAAGCTACACAAAATCCTACAGATTGCAGTACAAAAAATCAAATAATTCTGAATGGAGTAGCTTGTTAGAAGTTAACGATTTATTCGCAGCATGGGATAATTTAAGTCCAGGGGATTATATTGTAAGAATAGCCGCAGTTACCACAAATAACAAGGTTAGTCAATACATTCAAGCTGTTAGTATTAATAAATTAATAGCATCTTTTGACAACAAAAATAACTCATTTTTTGCAGGGGATTTCTAATGCCACAACCTTACATCGGATCAAACGGAAACACAGAATACAGAGAAGCGACCGGCAATGGAAGTTTAGCTACACCTTACATACCAGTGTTTTCCCTCGCTAATGGGCTAAAATATTTTTCTGAGGTTGCTGTCACTAAACCAGCCACAACAACAGCTTATGATATTAACAAAGTTTATGGCAACTTATTCCAAATTCCTAATATTGGAAGTAGCGGGGGAATCATTGAATTAACCAGTATGAGCATCATCTTTGACTTAGCAACTTTACCCGCTGGTATGAGCGAGTTTGCATTGTACTTATTTAATTCTAGTCCTGCAACTGCATTTGCTAACAATGAATTATTTAGTGTTCCTACCAACAACAGAGCATCCTTGTTAACATTAAATGGAATTAACTTAACCGCAAACTTAGCCAGGGGCGGAGGAACGGTTGTCGCTGAAACAATCTTAATTAATTCAGTGTTTAAGTTAGCCAATGCCAGTACATCTCTATGGGGATATTTGGTAAGTTTATCTGCTTTTAGTCACAATGCTAGTAGTAGTTTCATAGTTCGATTATACGCTAAGTAGTATGATTAATCCAATAGCCGCACTAGAATTTGAGGAACAAAGTAAGGGTGCAATAAGTGGCACGACATTTTTTCCACCACCCAGTTCCAATGCACCTATCTTGAATTTACCACCTATAAAATGGAGTTATTCTGGTAATAAAACAATATTTCAGCAAACCACAAGATTAGGGGATAACTATAGCCAAATACTGATTAATCCTGCATCTACGAGGATAGCTTATGAAATAGCAATCCCCAATTTAAGTACAATCTTAAAAGATGAAATTGTATCTACATTTAAACAGTATGGGGGGTTTGCTAGATTTCAGTGGCGACCCAGTGATGCTTTTAGATACAAAGATTTTATCTGTGATAAATGGAGTGCCACAAATCAAGGAACTAACTTATGGGAAATAACCGCAACCTTTACAGAACAAAAAATATTTATATCACAGCAAGTTAGTTTACTAAACTTTGAAGAACAAAACAAAGGGGACTTATCATGACTATTTTTAATGATGCTTTTGGAAATCATTATATAGGTAATAAAATTGGGACTACTCCTATTGATTGGGCTGAAATATTAACTTGTATCAGACAGGCACTAGGTTCTAATGATAGAGCTAATGGGGCTTTTGGCGATAATTCTAACACATATAACTTCTTTTTTAGAATTGATTGGAGACCGAATATTACTCAAGAAACCCTTGCCGGAGCTATAGCTGCTTCCCCGCAATATATACCTATTTCTGTAAATACAGATACAACTAGATTTGTTTTTCAGATGGGGAACGGGGGAGCAGTTAATGCAAGTGCTATAATTCACGGAAATTTAGTCAGGACTTACAGTAGTACGCCTGTGATGAATCCATCAACAAATTCTCAAGTAATTTGTTGGATGGTTGCAAACAATTCGTCTTTTAGCATTTTCATATTTAAAAATGCAAATAATTATTACTTTTTTAGCAACGGAGTTTTGAGTAATTCAGATTTTGCTTTTCCGCTTAATTCCTATTGTTTTTATACTGGAAAAGCATCTGATGGATTTTTTAATGCGTCAAGCCAAAATCAGTGTCTGGCGGGGACTTTAGTAGACAATCTGTTGGTGGCAACTACAGGGACGATCGCTAACTATGCTCACACAAAAACTAATGGTACAGCCACTCAAAGCGAGGTTGAATTATATCTCAGGCGACCAACTTTAAACACGGTTCCATTAGGATATATTCCTAATGTTTTTAAATGGAAGGTTGACGGCACTGAACCAGCCCCCCAACTAGGGGATATTGTATCTTTAAATATGGCTAATGCCACATCAGCATACAAAAACCATGGCGTAATTCATTGTGTTGTAGTTGGTAGATTAGGTAATACTAATGCACAGGATCTAACGGGAGATTACATATTAATGAGAGTAGCAAATTAAGATGGTTCTGTGCTAACATTGAACCAATATTCTTGTAAAACAAAGCAATGAATCAGCCTATTTTAGGAGTAAGAGGAACGGCGGAATATGTTAAGGCTACAGGAGAAGGTACGCCTGAATCTCCTTATATTCCCATTGTTCAAGTAGAAGGTGGTGGTACAGGGGGAGGTGGTACTACTACAGCAGACTTTGGTACTCAAATCACCGATGCAACCATGCCCGCGGGTGGTGTAGGTAATTTAGGGTGGCTGTCTGGAATTTGGAAAACAATTACCGACAGATTACCTTCACCGATAAATAACAGATTACCAGTAGACGTAACGAATCAAATTAGTTTTGGTACTCAAATCACCGATGCAACCATGCCTGCGGGCGGGGGAGGTATTTTAGGGTGGCTATCAGCTATCTTTAGGACACTAAGCAACGGAACTGGATTTGCTAGTACCGCAACTATTCAAAGACCATCAGGAGCAACTGCTTATACAGCTAATGACGTATATGGCTCAATAATCCAGTTATCAAATATTGGTCCTAGTGGGGGTAATATTTTTATTAATAATATAAAAATCATGTTCAATACTTCCACGCCTCCTAGTGGAATGACTACCCTTGTAATTTATTTATACAGCGCTTCACCTCCATCTGCGATCGCCGATAATCTTGTTTTTAATGGTGCATCTGCTGATAGAGATTTTCACTTAACTGAAGATGGAATTATTTTATCAATTGCAACGATGAGAGGTGGTGGTAGCTTTTTTGCTATGGCATCAAACATCAACAGACAGGTTAAATTAGCCATAAATAGCACTTCTTTGTGGGCGTACGTAGTAACTCCAAACGCATTTACACCCACAAGCGGTGCAGAGACAGGTACAATCACTGTAAATTCTTTCTTGGCATAACATGAGAAACAATAAATTGATTGTGATAACGAGAAGGCTACTGACTCCTGATAAAATACCAGGAATTAATATTACTGCATGGTTTGATGCTATGGAATCAAGTAGCGTGATTCTTAATGGTACAACGGTTTCTCAGTGGAGAGATATATCAGGAAATGGCAGGCACGCAACACAAGCAACCAAAGCAAACCAGCCAACATACACACCCAATGGACTAAACGGGAAGCCTGTGCTGACGTTTGACGGGGTCGATGATTTTTTGTCTTCTTCGGGGTGGGATGGTTTAATTTCTGGACTGAGCGGTTTGACAATATCAACCGTCATAAGAGGTACTTCTGGTACTCTAATCAATACCACCGGTAACAACGGCTCACAATTTAGCATCGAGTCGGGCGGTGCCTTTTGGATCAACAATACTGCACCAATCAATATCCCTTTTACTGACAACGCAGATATACAAAGCTACTCTTTTAATGCCGGGGTTAGACAAGGGCACAGAAACGGGACTTTGTTGCAGCAAATAACAGCGGCTCCAAATAGCATAAACACGGCTAATGACAGCACAATAGAAATTGGGAGGAGGTCTTGGTCTGCCCAATTTCTTAACGCAAATATTTCGGAACTTTTGCTAATCAGGTCCGCGCTCTCCACTGCAAACCGCCAGCACTTTGAAGGTTATTTTGCTTGGCGATGGGAACTACAAGCAAACTTAGTAAACAACCATCCTTTTAAATTCTCACCCCCGTATATTTAAAAATTTAAAACCATGACAAAACAACAATGGCTACTTTCTCAAATCGCACAATTCCCTGAATTATCCGCCAGGGAATTAACTGGAAAATTGAATGAAAAAAAGTTAATCCCCAATCCTAAACCACAGGAGCAAATATCAATAGTTCCCACGCTAGAAGACATAATTAAAATTGGGATTGACGAGAATACAATAAAAGTTGTCGAAACAAAAACCTACGAAAGATTTGTAGAATCAATCCAAAGTAGATCAATTGATTTTGCATTGGCAAATCTTGTAATTTTAAAAGAAGGTGAACTAATTTCAGAAGAAACTTTTAACGCTATTTTTGCTTTATTGCAACGCATCGAACCCGACCCAAATTATCAGCCTTTTATAGAAAGAAGTGATACAGAATTAGCAGGTTTTGATGTTGTTTATGTCCACGAGATTGAGGAATTAAAATCGCAATCATGACATTAATAGCAGCCAACCAATCATTAGATTCTGAGGTCTTGATTGACTTGATTCAAATCAAAACCAACGACTTTGATATTAAAATCTGCAATTATGGCTCGGTATCCTTTGGTGGTGTTTTCTACCAAGGCTACCCCTGCCAACTAGGGAGCTTTGGTAGAAGTGGGGAAAGCGTTGAGGCGCGTACTTCCTTGATTGTATCCGATATTTCTGGATTAGTAGGGGATATCATTGATGCTCACGAAGTTATTAAGGCTGAAGTTGCTGTTAAGCAAACATTACCGATGTTTTTAGACGGACAACCCACGGCAGATAGCAGTCAGTTTTTCCCGCTTCTACTAGAGGTATCTCAGTATACAGGTGAGTATCAAAATCAATTTAGCTTTGCCCTTTCTCCCTACTCCCTAGAAAGGAAAAAGCTACCAGCCCGGACTTACTCTAAAAGATGTCAGTATACTTTAAGTGATGGTGATTGCCAAGCATCCACTAATGTACATTTTGATATCTTTGGGCAAACAACAACATCAGACAAAAGAGCCTGTCGCAAGGATTTAGAGATGTGTAAGCAGTATCATAGCCACACACTTAAATTTGGTGGTTTCCCCGCAGTTGCAAGGATAAGAGGTTAAGATGGTCAAAATATCAGGGTCATTAGATATTCAGCGAGGCTTTGTTAGACTCAAGCCAAATATTCCATTTCTTGGGGTAACGGCGGGCATTAATACCTATGAAATTAATGAAGGGGAAATTACTATTGAATTGCCACCCACGCCTCAAGACAGGGTATTTTTAGCGGACTACTCTTTATCTCGTGATGGTGCTTTTCTTCCTGTTGAATCTTGGGTAGTCCCTAATTATGATTGCGACTTAGATGAAGTAAGAGGAATTATCAGTTTTAAACACAATTTGCAATTACAAACGCAGATTAATCAATTGCAATCTGAGAAGGAAAAATTACAGACAGAGTTACTTGAAACTCAGGACAAGTATGGACAATTACTACTACAGCTAAAACAATTGAGTGAGCAACTAAGCACACTAGCACTGGAAAAGCAGCAAGCGGAAATAGACAACGGACTACTAGTAAAACGCATACATCAAATTAGTGCGATCGCTAATCCGTAATTAATCATTAAAAAAACCCGCTACTACTAGCGGGTTTCGTATCAGGGAAGAAACGGGTCAAGGGATTGGCTGGTTAGTGGCTAATCAATCACTGGGCGAGAATCCCATCTTTTAAAACAAAGGCTTATCATACTTTGATATTGTCTTTCAGTGTTTCCGTCTGTGTCGAAAGGGATATCTAGATAATATTCTGCCAGGCTCAGTCTCACCTGCATTTCTTCCTCAGTCGGTGAGTCATCTTCATCTATGTAACAATAGGCAAATTGGGCGATGTAATCAGTCATTTTGTTCACCTTCCTGTAACTTTAATGGCAGTAGGTGTCCGCCAGGCAAAACCTACCCTTTTGAACTAGTTAAATAAAGCAACTTGCTTAGGCTGTTTAAGCCAAGCAGTAGCTTGGTGTTTTTCCCAGGCTGGCGGGAAGTTTTGCAGCAACTCCCCGTTTAAGCGATTGCCACCAGCTTTAGATGTACTACCACCAACTTGTTTGAAGAAAAATGCTACTTTTGCTTTTTGGCATTGATCACGGATACTTTCAGCCCATTCAATTTTCATCGGACGGTGTTTTTGTCCAGATTCCCCACCAACAATGACCCAATCAATGCCTGCGAGGTCAAGGGTTAATGAACCTAGCAATGGTTCACAGGATAGAAACCGCACATTTGCCGGCACTTGACGCAGTAAGTCAATACGAGAAACATAACTTTGATTTTCCACTGATACACCTAACCAGATGTTTTTATGAAATTCTAGATGTGGTGATAATTCAACTAATCGCTCCGGTCTTTTTGTTAATATTTGATAGACATGGTGAGGGGTAGCTTGAATGACTTTAAAGACCTCTTGAATAAAATCTAAAGGTACTTTTTCATGAAAAAGATCACTCATGCTATTAACAAAGATTTTACTGGGAGTACGCCATTTTAAAGGCTCTTTCAATCTTTCTGGATATAGGGTTAAATCAAATCCATAAGGAAAAGATTTGGAGAATCGGTTAGTTAAAATCTCTGCGTAACAATGTACGCAACCTGGGCTAACTTTATCACAACCTGTGGTAGGATTCCAGGTTTTATCTGTCCACTCAATACCTGTATTTGTACTAGCCATGTTACCTCTGTTAACTTATTTTTAAACAAAAATCTGCCTTCCCATTTTTGGCTCCCTGATCATAGAGGGATAATTAGAAAAAAGATCGCTTTCTCTCTGGAGAAAGTTACTGTCCGATCCAGTTTCCCTGATTTTTAAGGAGCGGTATGCTTGTCCTTCTTTAACAAGGACTTTTATTTTCTCCTTGTCAATCAAAAGGTATCCAATGTACTGCTGCATTTTTTCCTTTGGTTACTGTGAGTGCGATCGCTCTTTTGTTGGGCGATCGCGTAATTAATTAGTCTGTAATCAGTTGACACACAAAGAACAAAATTGCCTTGTGGTAGAGTGCGCGTTCGCGCATTTTTATATCTTCGTACTGTTCTTCAAGATATAACTCATGAAGATAATTCATGTAATCTGAATAGATCATTTTTTCCTCACTTTGGATTAACTTAAGCTTTGTTTCCTTATACACTAAATGCCCTTTTTGCCTGTTTTTGAAGCCAGGCTTGAGACGTCCACTTGGTGACAAGTTTTTCTGCTAATCTTCTATTTTGCTCTAATACTGGTGAGCTAGTATTCATCATTGTTTGCCCGATGAATACCATGAAATCCAGTTCTTCTTGAAGAACCATTAACGGAGAGGTGATGTCAGTTAATTTCTCCAAAACTTGATAATGGAGTTTTATGAAATTCCATCTTTCTGAAGTTGCCTCTTTATCCATCAATGCTATTTGCTCGTTTAAAGAGACCTTGATAATATGATAAAGCACTGAGCGTTCGTAATGCGGAATATCCTGTAGATTGTACATTAAAACAACTCCATCTTATTGTATAGTTTGGCAATCGAAATAACGTTAAGGGAAAAACTGAGGTTTATACTTATTCCCAGTTCGTTTCCCATCTTAAACATCAAAAGACTGAAGAAATAATCGTCTTCATCGTTTCTAGAATACGTCTTTCTTGCTTTGTAAACATTCATCATCAATACTGCTGTTTCCCAAGCAATATTTTCAGATTCAGCTTCGGCTTTTAGCATTAAAACTTCCCTGACCATGTTGAGTTTTATTGAATGATTAGGGTCTTGGCTGTCTGAAGTAAACCCAGGACTCAAGACTGTGTCGTAAAAGCTTAAACCAGTTTTAATGGTTTGCTCTATTAAGTCAATGTTCATGTTTAGTTTCCAATCCTGTTCATTCAATGCCTGTATTTATGCTAGACATAATGTTGTTACCCTTGTTTTAACTTTTAAGTATTTTGCTCATTTACATCTTTTTTAGCGGCTTCCGCCATGACTTTTTTAACATTGAGTCCTCTGTCTTTTAGAGACAAGAAAGTACCCGTCGGCAATATTTTTAATTTTTCCAACATTTCAGTACAGGTTTTAAAGTGTAAGTTATAGCTTACACTTAACTGTGCTATATCTAAAACAGTTACTTTTCCGTTTCTTTTTTTAATTTCAGCCTGAAGATATGGACCAATTTTATCAATCGCCATATCTAATAAAACTAAAAACTGCTTTCCTCTTGCTGCTTTTAGCTTTTCAGTAAGCTCTAAGTCTGAATCATTAATCAACATTTTTGAACTCCAAATACTTCAATTACTACCAAAAATGTAACGACAAGAAAAACTCAGATATGGGAGATATGGGTTTACCATCGTTGCTGTATCTAACCAAACTTATTTTTCTGCTGGCTTAGTAATTTCCATTTTTTTCGGGATATCAATCGATACTTTTCTGTGTAATGAATTTGACCAAAAATCATCACGCCTTCTTCAACCCATATCTTGTTATTTGGATTACTCTCATTTAGCTTGTCTTCTTCGCGCCACCAATCGGGCTTGGTTACGCTTTCGTCAATTCTGTATTGCTTTTTCATGGTTTGACGCTTAGGGCGGATTTATTGTTAAATTGACTACTTTGTAGCGTTAGTCAAATCTGTTAACTTGACTAACGCTGTATTGCTAATTACCAATCAACGTCGCTTGGTGGTAGCGCTGATCTAAGTCCAAGGTCAATGTTTTCAGGTACAGGATGAAATCGCTCCAGTTGTTTGAGAGCAGCAATTGTGAAAGATTGGAACGATTTTTGAGTTCCCACAATTTGCTTACTTTTGGCTAAATTAAAGCTTTTGTTTAACTCAGCTTCGTCTTTGCCGCTAGGCTCTAAAAAGGACTCAACGGCACATACTGGCGACTTTTCTTTATCCCCTGCTAACACCCACTTAAACTTGGGGCTAAATATTAGGACTGCTCTAGCCTGATCGTTCAACGTCAAGTAAGTCCCATCAGGAGACTTCAGTTGAGTTAACGCTGCCTCGGCCATCTGACAGAATGCAGTGTAGGCCTTGCCAAACTCGGCAGCAGCCGCGCCTTTGACACTCAACAATAACGGGAGTTTGTGGAAAAACTCATTTTCAGCATCGAGTAGCTGAATTAAGTAGTAGGTGCGAAGGGTTGTACAATATTTAGTTAATTTATTGTGGTGTACCACCTGACCTTCAGGGGTTTCATAATTTGCTATGAGTGTACCTTGTTCCCAAAACGGGAAGGTTTTGTCTTGAGCGCCTTTTTTGGTCACTTCGACCAGCCTGGGGCTGATACCCAGGATGTGGATTTTGGGGTTGGAAAAAAAATACCCCGCTTCTGAAGATTCGTCGTTATAGGTATGGGTATACACCTCTACTTGGCTTTTTTCAGTCCAGCCCGCTAACTTAGCGTCTTTCAGTTTGATAAACAAGCCCGGTTTTGATTTGTCATTTAATAGTTGGCAAACTGGAAGCTTGCCAACGTTTCCACGAAATTCGTCTTGAGCCAGAACATCTAGGGTTAACATAATCTTGGTTTCTTGCCTGATTCATTGTTTCAAGTGTGCGGATATAAAGGCATCGCACCCAGCCTAGTCGGATTAAAAAGGAAGGTAATCAGAGTCCTTTGTCCTCTGATATTGCTCGCAAAGAAAGGGTTCTTTGGAGCTTGGAACTGCTGGATAGTATACCACTATTCCCAGTAGTTTCACTGTTTTTATGATGAGAACAAAACTCGTCTGATCTTCGATATCATAAACAGCGTCTTGGGATGCTGGGTGAATAACTCTTCAATTATCCTTTGTCCCCGCTCTGTACGGGGAACTTTGAACTCATCAGCCCGCAGCACAACGGCTGCGTTGCGGGCTAGATTTTTTGGCACTCCAGCATTTTCTAAAGCCTTTTGGTAGGCTCTGGTTTTGGTTGTTTTCATGCTACCAACTCTCTTCTAGTTAAAAGAGCTAGTGCTTTGGCGGCTTGCATTGGGTCGCTATAGTAGTCACTCCCGAGTGTCCACCCTCTGTCAATATCTAGCCAGATATTACCTGCTAAATGTCCCATTAAGCGAACTGTGTAGCGCTCGCCCAGCGGATCACAGACCCGCTGATCTTCAAGAGTATAATTTTCAGCTTGGGATATAGGTAGAATCCTGCCGCTACCCCGCCCATCATCCATGTAATTAATTGCAAAGGCTTCTGCCTCTGCGTAGGTTAAAAAACTTTCAAGTCTATCAAAGAACTGGACATCCCAGTTCCCATTATCAAGATTGTGGCTAATGGTAGCTACAATGTCTTGTCCTTGACGGACTTCGGTTACGCCGAAGTCTATTTCATGAATTGTCACCTTTTCGGTGACTTCATTAATTTGTTCTTCCAAGAGATTCACAATCTCTTGTTGGGCGATAGTTTGTTGCTCAACTATTTTAAATCTCTTGGCAGCCCAAGACTCCGCACTGAGATAAGTGCGAAAATCGTCTCTGACAATTTTCCCGTCTAAATCTTTGACGACATACGCTGCCAAGTCGCAGGTTGTCAAACCTTTGATGTATTCAATAACAACCTGCTGTTTTTGAGTTTCTACAAACTGTAAATTAGCCTGGTGACTGACGATAGCATCAGCCCAGGTGAATAATTGTCTTTTGTCACCCTCTGGGGTAACACCTAACTCTTTAGCTACCATTTTGCAGTAGCTAATTCCTTTTTTAAGTAAAAACTTGACAGTATAGACTTGATGTGCCATGATAAACTATTCCTGTTTATGGGATAAAAACAAAGCGGCTGCTTACTTCTTGGTCGGAGGGGCGGTCGTTTTTGTTTATATATCTATAATATCATTACAAGATGGAAGTGTCAAGTGGTTTTGGAAAACTTTTTCTGTTTTCCACAAAATCGGCTAAACCCCTTAATACATCAGGGTTTCGCGCCATTTGCTCAATCAAGTCATTTCTGCTAGTGCCTATAGAACGTGCATAAGCACTATAGGCTTGTTTAGCGTCGTTGGTAATCATAATTTGCTTAGGAGTCTTGATCTCACCGTATTCTGGCTTTCCGCTCATAAATTCTCGCTTTGTGATTGTGTATGGATGCAATCAATCTAGCATGATAAAATCAAATGTTAAATACTTATAGGAATAAAAATACGTTTATAGACATATAGATAAAATTACCCACTTTGGTATAAGCGGGTAATTGGTAATTATTTACTTTTGTTGATGTGTTAGTAAGCTAAGTTCTTAAATTCAGAATACTGTCCGTCAAATAGCAGCCTATCTGTTCCCGTTTCGGCGTTACGTGCCTTTGTGGTAATCAATTCAGCTACACCTACATCTGTGGTTTCTCTATTATAGTATTCATCACGATAGATCATCGTGATTGCATCTGCATCCTGTTCAATATTCCCGCTTTCGGATAAGTCACCCATGGTAGGCCTCTTGTCTGTTCGGCTTTCAGTAGCTCGATTCAATTGAGACAAAGCCAGCACCGGACAATTAAGTTCTCCTGCTAATTCTTTAAGCATCCGGCTCGTGTCACCAACTTTGATCCGAAAGTCCCTGCCGTTGGACTTGTCATTTCTAGCAAGCAAGGTGAGATGATCCACCACAATCAGTCCCACGTCCCCAGTCCTGGCTCTTTTTTGCCTAATTGTATTTCTCATTTCCATAGGAGAGATACTAAAATTGTCACAAACAAACAGTCTTGAATCAGCAAGTATTTGTGACTGAGTTAGACTGAAAAACTCATTCCATTCACTTTGGGTGAGTTGGTTTTTTACAAACTGATTTAGGCAGGTTCGAGTGATCTTGGCGGCTAACCTAACCGCTAAATCTTCCTTGGATGTTTCCAAGGAAAATACAAAAACATTTTCTCTTAAAGAGTTAGCAACGTGCCACGCGATCGCCATGGCACAAGCGGTTTTCCCCATACTTGGTCTCCCGGCCAAGATGTAAAGTAATTTTTTATGCAGCCCTCCTAAACGATTGTCTAAATCATAAAATCCTGTTTTGATAGGGGCGGGTTGCTCCCCTTTTTGAATCTCGTATTTTTCTGTGTACAAAGATGTCACAGCACTACTGATGTGGACTAATTCTGATTTTGTTTCGGTAGTGCTTGTATCCAGAATCTTCCGTTGACATTCTTCAATAGCTTCATGGATAGGTAAAGAAGCGTCCCATGCTATTTTTAATGACTCGTTAAGGGTCTTGATTAGTTGTCGTCGCTGGTATTTTTCCACAACCAACCCTGCTAAAGCGTCAATGTTGACAGCCGAAACGGTACGGTCTATCAATGTAGCTAATTTATTCCTACCGCCAACTCTTGTTAGTTGATCGTTATCAGCTAAGTAATTAGCCATAGACAGTAAATCTGTAGGTTTGTGTTGAGCATGAAGGTATAAAGCAGCCTTATAAAGGGCTGCGTGTGCATCAACATAAAAAGCTTCGGGTATCAAAAGGTTGCGCACCCGTCCAATAGCTTCGGGATCTAATAAGATCCCGCCTAAAATAGCTTCTTCAGCCTCAATGCTTTGAGGGGGTACTAAAGTTTCTTGAGTAAACATGGTTGACCTGGGTGCTGTTAATTGTTATGCGGATAAATGCTTGGATTAATCAAAACTGGGTTGATTGATTAATGCGTACTCCAAATACGCTTGATTCCAACTGCATTGTTGGTAAAATTCTTCTAGGCTTTTGCAGTTGATGTACTGCTCCCATCTTCTTTGGTGCTGCCCTGGCTGCCATATCAATACAGCTTCAGGAAGAGGGACTAAAGCCACTTCTTTTTTAGTTTTGATGGAATATTCCTTCCATCGGATTTCTAGGTTGTTACTGTCTTTTTTGAAGTGGCTGTAGACGTTAGCCCTCGCCTGGTGGATGTCAGTGGCAAACTGCGACATCCACTGCAGCGCGAGCCATTGCCAAAACTCATTGTCCAGTTGTCCTTCTTTCTTCCACGGCCCATCTGGTAGCCATTCCCAGGCTATTTCTTTAGCCGTCTTGCGCGGTCTTCCAAACGGTTCAGCAATATTCGCTTTGTCAAGACGCCCCGGCGCGGCGGGCGCAAATTGACCCTCTAGAGGGGATATCTGTTTATGGGAAAGACTTCCTTTTAAATCAGAAGGTCTAGAGTGGTTTAGGTTTAACTCTTGTCCAGTTAACTCTTGTCCGCTTAAATCCTCTTCTGTGCTTTCTTTAGATATTTCTTTCTTAAATACTTCTTGGAATAAGTATTTATTATGTACTGGATTTTCCGCTTGTGGATTTTCCGCTTGTGGATTTTCCGCTTGTGGATTTTCCACTTGTGGATTTTCCACTTGTGGATTTTCCACTTGTGGTTTACCTCGCCTGCTTTTGGGCGCAGGCGGATTTTCGCTCGGTACTTCTCTGATCGTGGACTCGTATCCCACGATTTTCCCCTTTTCTCGCACTTGTTCACGGGTTAAGTACCCAAGTCTTTCTAGTTCCTGAAGACCTGTTTTCACGGCTGTTTCGCCGTCCATTATGGACTGTGTAGACAGATGTTCTATACTGACTTTCCATCCATCTGGATAAGAAAGTAACAAGTGGTGTAGTCCACGCGCTTTGAAGCTCAACCGCGTATCTCTAATAGCCGCGTTGGCTATTACAGTATAGTTCTTGGAATGCTGGACTCTTATTGTTTCCCCCATTACACACCTCTACGGACGTGCAACAGTCTGTTGACAATTTTTTGATTTTGATTCATGATTAAGATGCTCCTAGTTATAAAGACGTGAGTAGGGGCTGCCATCGTGCTGCTGACAACAGTGCGGTGGCTTTTTGTATATTATACTATTTCGCCAGTGTTTTGGCAAATTCTAGTATTTCAGGGAAAATACTGGGGTTTTCGTCCAGTATTAAAGCGATCGCTCTAATTTCCTTCTCCAAAGCCATTGGAACTTTGATAGCCTTGGTTTTGCCGGACTTCCATCCGGGTTTAAACTGTGCTTCTTTAGGTGGCACAGCATTCTTATTTGCCATAACTTTTTTGAGGTTCAACAAAACTACAATAACTTAATCGCTAGTAACTTGGGGATAGTACCATAAAAGATTTTTATATACTAAGTGGAAAATAAGTAAAGGTGATCCTTTGCTAAAAGAGGTTGACCTGAATTGTTTTCCTGTTATTATTGTTTATAGTTTGGGACGCATTAAATAACTAAAAACATGATTAATACATATGGTCTTGATGCTGATACATTAGGGTCTATAGACCCAGAATTAGTGGATGAGAATAGATTACCCTGTGACGAATATTGCCCTTTTGAAGGTGCTGGACAAGCCTGCGGAATCCCTGACCCCTGGGAAATAAGGGAAATGATTAAATCTCAAAAAGTGTGGATGTGCCATAGCTTTAGACAAATACCGTGCTGCTGTACGAATTTAAAGAAAGTCCCTGGCGGGTGGCAGCCAATTACAGAAAAAGAATACAACTCATCAGTCCTTAGAAGTCAATAATTTGGAGAATAAAAGATGAAAACTAAAGGCTAGTTTAAAGAATTAACTAAAACCACCATTGATATACATGGTTTTGATGCTATCTAATAGTTTTGCAAAAGAAAAGCCCCGGAATCATCCAGGGCTTTTGTATGTTTGAGTTGAATATTAATTATTTATTTAATTTGTCAAAAAGCTTATCCTCTATTTGAGATAAAAGATTATCAGCTATTTCCCCAAAGAAATAAAGTGTTTGATTTTCTGGTCCAATCACAATTTTCAACAATGCTGTTTCCCTGGCTTTATCTAATGCTTTGTCGATAAAACCTTTGGGAGTATATTGATACGCTTTCATAGCGTCGAGTTGAAAACCACCAATAAGGTCATTGTCAGATCCTCTTGGTACACAAATAAAATGAGTCATTACTTTTGCTCCTACAAATATTTTGGATTTGGTCTATGTTTGCGACAGTAACCAGTTTTGCTCCTGGTTCTGGTTTCCATCCCCTGCTTCTTGCAGGTCAAGCAAAGCTTGTATTCCCCATCCTTCCAAGTTACTTTTTTTGGCTCACCACCTAATTTATTTGCTATTCTAGTCCAACCGCTTTGATTTAACATCGTTTTGAATATCCCGACGATATCCTCTGGTACTTCCAGTGAAGCAACAAAATTTTCGTCAGTGATTTCCTGCGGGTAAATCTTGCGTGTTTCTGGATCAAAACAAAGAGTTGTTAAAAAACCAGGCTCTTGTTGGAAAACCAGATACCATTTATCTGGTGTGCGTGGATTTACACCAATTTCTCCAGATCCCTTACTGTCTATCATGCTGCCTTTATTCCAAAAAATTTACCAATCATTGCTAATGGCTTCGTTTAAAACAAAATTATGAAAGATCAACTCTTCCGTATCAGAGTTTTTTGCACGAAAATCTCCTGCTTTTTGTGCAACTACTTCAGGGTTTGAATTATTTGCCTGAAACTGAAGCTGGGATATGGCAAAGATTAAAAAAATCGCAAAGAGACCTGACACTGCCAATACTACAATGACGGCTACTCCATAAGTATCAATTGTACTGTAATCGAACTCATTTTTCTTACTCATAACCACCCTATTTTATTGAATAAGATTATCTTACTACCGTTCACTACCGTTTGTCAATAAGTGATTGCATATTAATTTTATACACTCCGCTTTTAAGACACTTGTGCAAATAAAAGCCACCCGCTTAGGTGGCTGCTAACTCTTATTGTTGGGATACAGGATCGTAAAACCTGCACTTGCTCCCGACTTTTGCAAATATTGGTTCTAGTTCATTTTTCAGTTCTTGCTTATCATCCTTTTTACATTTAAGAACTTTGATTATTTCCGTGAGAGGGAAATAAGTATTGTTGCAGTCGCCTTCGTAAGTGTAAATTTCGCCATGTTTCTCAATGATAAACCCTGACAGGGTACAATTTAAACAGCTTTTCATTTTCTAATCTGATTTAAAGAATAAGCCTTGTGTAATTTCCCGTTGATACAAATCTCTATAAAACTCCATCTACACCCCGGAGGGGCTAATCCTGGGGTATGGAAACCAATAAAAACACCTTTCAACCACCCATCACTAGGATGTTTGTACTCAACTTTATCCCCTACTTTGTAATCACTTTCTTTGATTGTTGTTTGTACCATATTTTTGACAAGATAATAGATGCTAATATTTTTTGTTTGTTTTTTAAACTCCGTCAAACAACGGAGTTTTTTGTATACAAACTAAAAGCCAATAGCTAGTTCCGCCACTTTTTCTTCTTCTGCTTCAACGCCTTCATCTTCGTCTTCATCAGCATTGACTAGGCTTTCCATTGTGAACAAAGAGGGCTGTTTCCAACCATCGCGTTCACCATCCAAATATTCAGAAGCTTCAACTAGTACCGCAGACACAATCTTGTGTTCATAAGCAGATTTCTCAATCAATACATCTTTACTGAAAACGGTGACAAATCTGCCTTGTATCTCACATGTTCCGCCAATGCCAATTGCTACCAAATCCTTTTTATCTTTGATTGCAAAATCAGTAACAAATCCTTCCTTCCAGATATCAGCATCTAATCCCACTGCATCTATCAAAATGCTTCTTAGGCTGTCTAGTGCCTGGTAAAAACTCTCCGATGCTTCTTCTTTGCTGCGTACAGTCACGGTTTTTTGCTCTTCACTATCTTCGTTAAAAATGGTGTAAGCAATTGTTACCATTTCTGCATCATCGTTTCTCTTTGTTTTGATTTTGGCAATTTGTCTCATTTTAATTTCTCCTTAATTTCTGATTCTGCAAACGGATGTGGACAAAAGCTATCGTCTAAGTCAATGTAGTAAAGCCAATCCCCTGCGCTTATACGTTTAACTCCTGAACATATTCCCCATCCTAGATTTGTCCTTAGCCTGTCTCCAAACCAATAAGCTGGCTTTGATATCCGTTCCCAAGGTTGGGGATTGGTTGGGCGCGGTAGGATAGCAAAATCCTTTGGCGGTAATCTTAATGGTGGTATCATTTAGTTAGATACTGACTTAATGCGACCTGTTTTTCTTAATATGAATTGAGCATCTTTTTTTCCCACTTCACTACTCCAAAAAATTAAATCACTTGGCTTTACAATCCATATATACGGAAATTGAATAATAATGGTTTTTCCGTTGTAGTTATTGCTGGTAACAGACAATGGATATTCTTCAAGTAACTCTTGACAATCAAACTCTATTGTTGGCTCTACCGCTGAATCAAGATAATCAATCTTGACTATAGTGCGATCGCTCTCAAGGAACTTTAAACCAACCTGAAACCATTGACTAACTTCTTTTGAGAAAGCCACTGCATAAGCTTCTAAACGACCACTACCGCGATGATTTTTGATCATGTCTTGTACTTTCATCTTTCAAGCTTTCTATGCCTAAAAGAATTAATTGTTCAGCTAATAAACCTATTTCAGTGTGATGTTCTGCGGCTAAAATCTTAATTCTTTGGTGCAATTTAGGGTCAATCCTAATCTGTTGTTTGTCTCTAGCTTTGATTCTTGTTAAATTCATTTCTCCTTATTCGTGTATCACAATATCATAATACCATAATATCTCATGATACACAAGAGAATTACAAAAATTTATGATATTTTGTGTGAATATGTGAACGGTAAAAAAATATGAACAGAACAGGATACAGAAAAAAATGGACAAAAGAGGGAATGGCTAAACTGGGAGTAATGGTCAAACGTTCTCGCCAGGATGCAAAAATGAGTCTGCGGTACTTCTCGCAGATATGTTCTGACAAGTTTTTTGCGGTTAATTACACTGCGCTAAAGCAAATGGAACAGGGGAAAACTTGTCCTGCGTATAACCTAATAGAAGCTATAGCAGCATCAGGTTTACTTCGTGATGATTCAGGTAAGCTCTTAGGCATTTATGAGTGCATAGATATTATTAGCCAAACACCCTACGTTGAATTCCCTGTATCTAAGCAAAGAAAAAGATGGGTCAAGGACGGGTTGTACAGGTTAGGGGGATTAATTAAATCCACTAGGGAAAAGAAGGGAATAACTAAGCAAGTATTAGCAGATATGTGTTCTTCTCAAGATTTTTCCTTGATTTCTAGAACCATCTGGACTATTGAAAGTGGTCGGGTTATTCCTAGTTTCAATACCTTAGAGGCGATCGCTGATACTGAACTCTTTGAGGACAATACTGGTAGCGTACTGGATATCTACAACTTCATAGATATTGCCAGTGGGGATGATTTCTACATCAGGTTGTTATGAACTTAGGCGCATTGATTACTAGTATATGCAAACGCGCTCAAAGCACAAATAAAGCCGCAAAGTTATCTGGCGTGTCTCAAGGCACGCTTAGTGAATGGCAGTCAGGTAAGGTATCTCCAGGATTAGAGAAATACATAGAGTTGTGTTTAGCTTTGGGCTGCCGTCCTGGTTTTGAGTTGGATCAATATTTGGGCTTAGGCAAGGCAAAACCCAAAACAGCAGAAGATGTTTTAGGTGTGGTCTTGGGACTACCACCCATAGAGCAGCAACGATTAATCTCTCTAATAACTGCTAAGTATGTTGAATATTTGAGCAGTAAGCAAGATGTAATGATAGAATTGACAGACACCAACAATTAAGGAAGACTATGGCACGACAATCAGACTACGCTAAAAACAAGGCAAAACTTACGCTTAGGCTTACTCCAACAGCTAAATGTGTATATCAGTGCTACGCTGATCATTTATGTATAGCCTTTGGTGAGCTAATTGAGAGACTCGTCCGAAACCCAGATGTAGCAAGGGGTATGGCTGCTTTTCTGGAAAGCGAAAAAAAAGTTTCAGAAAAGACTTGACAAAATAATTCTATCCATACATAATGGAAATATAGAAACAGACGACGCGGGAGGGTTATGGACATGGACTTGGTAAACAGAAGACAGGTGCTAGTAAACTTGATCTCCCGCGTCGGGAGGGGACAACAAAACATCTACCGCTGGGTAGATGAGTTAATCAGTATTGATGCTCAGATTGAGCAACAGGAACAGACAAAACAGGTACAGCAAAAACAGGAGACAAAAATAATGTTTAAAATAAATGTAAGTGAACTTCACCCTGAAATTCAAAAAAAATTAGCAGATGAATTAAATGGAGTGCTAAACACCTCTGGACTAAAGGCTGTTATTACCACCAGCCTAAATCCAGAAGATTTGGATTGGTACGACTTAGAAGTCGCTATCTATGGCGATATTGATAGCGATTCTGATAGGTTACACGAATGTGTTTCCTGGGATAAAGTCCAGGAAAAGCAAAAAATTGATCCTCTATTGAAAGAAGTTCGGTCAGCGTTGACCTGCTTGAACGACTGGCATAAATATCATCATAGCGCTGCACCGTGCGCTATGTTTAACCAAAAATCTTTGGAGTCAGCAGTAGACATCTACTGCCATGACCTCCCCAGAAAATACTGGGGGGAAACCTTTGTTCCCACGGGAAAGGAAAGAACTAAATCAACTTACAATCAGTCCCTAAGTTTTTCAGGGGACATCTACTCAGATAAAACCTACTATACCGTCTGGGAGTACGCCCATGCAGATGGGCGTACTCTGTGGTGCAGCGAAAAGCTTAATCTTCTTCAAATTAACACTGAAGAACAAATCCTTGCATTGATGCAAGGGTATGTGTACGAATATTGTAAACGTGAGAAGATTACATTTGCTGAGTTGGTGTTCAAGATAGAGTCTATCCGCGCTCGTTGGGAGCAAGATAGACTGGCAAAAATAGCATCTGAAGAAGCTGCCAAGTTGGCTATACCTGAACCAGAATGGTTTCGGAAAGAGGTTTATAACAAATTTTTAAACCGCTTTTGGGTTGGCGATGATATGGTCGTTTCATTCAACTGGAGCGAAAGGGACGGCACGGTGTGGGAACACCTTGACGACCGGACACACGGTTTATCCAATAGAGTCAGGACTTCAGTGTCCATCGGTTTTGATAGAGATGCTGTCATGGCACGGATAAGCTTCTTTCAAGAAGAAGCGAGTAAAAAATTCGCCGAAAAACGAGCGATAGAAGAAGCTTATGAGGCTTATAAAAAGACTCAGGAGACTGCCAACCGCCCTATTAAATCTTTTGAAAAGTGGTTGCAAGCCGCTTAACCCCGCCTGATGAGTCCGGCTGGCTACCGGACGAAACTACCGCCCTGGTAGTAGTGGGAAGCCAAATTTACACCCACTATAATAAAAACACTTGTCAAATAAAATAATTTTAATTTCAGTATTGACAATTGTTTCTTTATAGAATAAGATAGAAATATCAAAGAACAGGGAGACAAGCAACATGAAAGCTCTACAAAGACCAGATTATTTAAGCAAAGCCCCAGAACAGAAGTTTTGGGAAGTACAAGTTGAGTACCTTGACGCAAATAAAGAACACCAGTGTTCTTTTCACTTCTTTAATTGTCCGATTAAAGCTGCGGCTTTTGCCCGCAGTAATCGTGTTAGTTTTGATGCCAAGGACTTTTTCTACAGTGACATAGAAAAAGTCAGAAGAAGAAGGGGTGTTAAACACTTTTAATCCCCACCTGACGAGTCCGGCTGGCTACCGGACGAAACTACCAAGTAGTGGGAAGCCAAATTTACACCCCACAGGAGACAGACATGGACGTTAAAGAATTTATTATTGCTAATTGGAAGAGTGCTTCAGCACTTCGCACTTTACTGGGTGCTGATTTTCCCAAGAATGATGAATTTCACTTTGGCGAAGTTCCCACAGAGCAGGCAAGTATTACAGTAGAGAGCGGGAAAATTACCCGTATCACCACTTGGTCAGGGCTTTCCTGGAATGCCCGCTGGGGCTACGGTAATCCCGTAGTTGATGTATTTTAACTTTACTTGCGGATCTCTCATGATCCGCAAGTAACTCTTGTAAAGTATTAAACCTATGAAGGGTATTTTATATGGTAACGTTGACAGCAATTTATAACCAACTACCAGAACAAGACAAGGCAACGGTCCGTTGCATTCTCCAAGAATGCAACAAAAGCAAAGCAACATCAAGCTTTGTCTTGAGTATTGCAGAGAACAAAATATTGCCTATACTCGCAAGAGTAAATCCGCAAGAAAGTTTTTTCAACAAAAGCTTAAAAGACATAAATTTGGACTGGGAGACCACATTTGATTTGCTGTCAGCAGAAAAGACAAGCTTGCTGCAAAAGGTTTTGTGGAGTGTGTACCGCCCAGGCATTAACCTGCTTTTGGGAATAAAAATTCCCAAAGATTTAGAGCGCTCTGAACGACTAATCTTTGGAAAAATAATTGTAATAGCTGCTGCTATTTATTATTCTGAAAAACAAGCATAACCTGCATCAAAGTTTGATTACAGACTGTTTATGCAGTCTGTAAAGTTTAAAATTCAGTTTTTTTAAAGTAGGCATGGAAGTCGGTAACAGTTTGATCTTTTTGGACACCTCTTACAACAAAACAAGAGGTAAGATTTCTCAAGGTATTATAGAAAAAATAGGACGGACATACTTTTATGTCCGTGTTGGATATGACCTGATAAAAGTCAAGATAGAGGGGGACTTTCCTATTGTCGTCCAGGAATACAGTGGCATGCTGTTTAATTCGCAAGAATTATTCAATGACTATTTAAAACACAAAGAAAACCTTAAAAAGTTTGAGATTGCATTTAGAAGATTAGATTTACTCACGCCGGATCAGGTACGGCGTATTTTAGCAATTATAGAGGAGTAGCTTACCACGTGAACCAACTAGCGCTTTTTGAAGAACAAGTCACCACAGATGACTTCACAAAAGATGACTACGAAACACCTATCTGGCTTGCCGTCGCCATGTCTAGACTGGTCTTACCCACAGACAGGCTGATACTAGAACCCTTTGCTGGTTCTGGACAAATAGCTAAATACCTACCGAGCGATCGCTCGGTAGAGTGTGTGGAAATCAAGTATTCCCGATTTTTACAAGGAATAAATAATGCCCCATTTGCTACATGGGTTAATGGCTGCTTTTTCAATGATGTTTCTATATGGGGATGCGACCTTATCATCACCAACCCACCTTTTTCTTTGTGCGTTGAAGCAGTTGCAAAATCTTTGCGACTACTCAATGATAGCCCCAATTCTCGTCTCTTGTTTCTAATGCCATTGGATTGGAATTGCTCTCAGGAAAAGTCAAAAGTGTGGGATGCTTTGGACGCACATATTCATCACATCTATCCGATCGCGGATAGAGTGGATTACCTCAAGGAAGGTATTCCCATGAGTAAGTGCCAAAAAATAATTAATGGCGTTCCGCAGTTTAAGAACGGAAAACCTCTCATGAACAGTGGTCGTCAATGTTACGACGCTGTTTTTGATATTAGATTAGGAAAAAACCATTCAGTATCAACATTAATTTTTAAGCCATGAGGCTGTGCTACAATAGCATAGTAGTACCTTCTGAAAACACCTTTAACGCGATCGCTTTTCCGTTGAGCGATTGCGTTTTTTATGGGAATAAGAACCCGAAAACCCCAAAAACAGGCACTTTTGATTTCATGATTCAATCGTACCGTTCACTTGTCACTGCCTAAAACCCTTGTACAGCGATAGATTCACGCTGCCCTTCTTAAAATCCCCAGGAACAAACGGCACGATTGATAACGATAGAATCATCATCTGGCATGATTGACACTGCTAGAGGCGCGGCTGAAACAACGCATTCTCGTTAAAAACTTGTCAACGGCACGATTGAATAGTGACAAAATAAAACCCTGTAAGTCAATTACAGGGTTTTTGATTAATTACGGGAATTTAAGATGTTCCTGATTCCCTGGGAGTGGCTGCCATTTCCCAGTAGTGCTAAAAGTTCCCAATCCTCTACAGATAATCTGATGCTACGGGAGACATTTCCCGTTTTTTCCCTGTTGTGGTGAGAGTTGGGGTTTTGCCCCCTTCTGGATGGCAATGGGATTTTAACTGTTAGGGTCGTCTCACAAACCCCTTCTCCGTTGGGTTTGTCGTAGTCATGGGACTTTTTGACTACTTTTTTTACTTTAATTCCGGTTGGTACATGAGTATACCAATCGGATTTCTTGCTGTGATTCCAGGTTTTTCCTGGGTTCTCATAAGCATCTACCATATAGACATCATTAGCAATATCTATATTGTCTAAGTTTGTTACAATGACATCTGGTATGTCATTGTAATTTTGAGAAGCTATCCTGTCAGCTTCTTTGGCTGAAAGCCTGGCATAGCTTGTGTAGGCGTGAACTGCCCTGTATATCAAAGTTTTGTATTTCATTAGTCAATAGTGACAATCCATCCACATATATCACCACCGTATTTATATCCTTCAATATCAATTGAAGAAACTTGTCCAACTTTGAATTTAAACTCAATTGGTTGTTGGGAATTTGCCTTTGCAACAAACTCAATTATTGCCCCTACAGGCAATTCGTATTCAGCAACGCACCACTTCCCGTGATTGCCCCTATTCCCAACCATTTCCCAATCTGGTTTAGAAAGTGGTTTCAAAACTTCGTAAATGGGCTTTCCATTGACACGAACCATAGCAGAGCGCCAATTTGTTGTGTGATGCTCAGATCCGGTTTTGATCTGAACTTTCATTGGTTGTTGTGTTTTTTGTGACTTAGCAAAGCCTCCACTTCCGCAATTTGTAGACTCTGGCTGCCGTGTTGTTTCTTGGGTCTTCATTGTTAATTCTTCTAATCTGGACTCCAAAACAATTAGTCTATCTACAAATGACCGCAAGCCATTCTTAATAGCCCGCAGGCAGGCTTGAATTTGATGCTTGACAGTGCGGATTTTAAAAGAAGTGGTAGCAGTCATTTGTTGCCTCCCTGTTGTTCTATATTTCTACAATAAAGCATAAAGAAACAACTGTCAATACTGAAATTAAAATAATTTTATATATACAAAAAAACGAGTAAATCACTTAAAGATTTACTCGTTTAACGATTAGTAAAGCTCGCTGTCGTGGGCGGAAATTATTAATCCCTGCGAGTTAGTGCAAAGCGGCTCAAACACTCTATCCATCCGACCGCTATTCATTTCCTCCGACCATTCTTTGGACAAGAGTTCCACACTTTTTTTGTGTTCGGTTTCCCAGTAATGCGCTCTTTGATGCCATTTTTCCAATGACATCTTTAGCATTACTGTGTGATTGTATTCCAGGGGTGGGCGAGATGCTGGACATACTTCCATTACATGAACTCTGTGCCATCCACTTTTCTTTTCTGCTAACACAGCAGCGCGTTTTTGGTGAGAGGTTAGTCCTGCAAAGCTATATACTTGTGATTCTGTTTTGTCGTAATCAGAAAGTTCTATTCCTAGACTGGGATACAGATTTAATGCTTCACTTTTTGAAATTAACATAGTTTTTGTCTCCTTGTTGTTATATATTTCTATAATAAAGCATAAAGAAACAACTGTCAATACCGAAAATAAATAATTTATATATACACTAAACTTACTTAAAAATATTTTTGAGTCATCCTTCACTCAACTGTGGCAGGTCAAATGTTAGAAGCTGTGACGGGTCAAAAGTCCCTCTCTGTAAGGGTTTTAAGGATAGTGACAGGAGAACTAAAGTCCTATTGCGTAAAAGAAAGAATTTTTAGAGCCACATCCCCACTCATTCCCATTCACCCCACTAACACCCCAGGGAAGAAAAATGATCCTATATATAGGGATGTAGGTCAGCTTTCCCCGTCACTACCGCTAAAACCTAGTCAGGATAAGGCTTTTGACTCGTCACTACCTTTGTAATTTCTTTCGTAATTGTTCCCAGCCTTCCTTGGAAAAAGTTTTGTTTAACTCAGTCCGATGATTTTTATAGGCACTCACTATCTTGCAGTATTCCACTACGCCTGCCGGGCTGTATTTGTATATGCTTCGAGCCTGTTCAATCTGCCCTGGCAATAGACTGGGATAATTAGCAAGTATCCGTTCAATTGGATACTTTTGCTGCTCTATTTTTATTAAGTATTCCAACCGCGCCTCTACGTCTTCCAGGCTTCTTCTCAGAAAACGAGCTATGTAGTTTAAGTCTTTTAAGCCTGATTTTTCTAACAGAAAATTATCTGATTCTCTGCTCCAAGGTCGAGACTCAATGACCTTGTTTGTTATTTTTTGAGGGGTAGCATTTATGTCTAGCTTTGAATAATCTACCCTTGCTATCCCCTTCTTAATTGTTCTTCTGATGTAATCAATTGTGTGTCTTGGTAGATTTAGTTTATTAACTAAATCGCAGGTTCTCCCTTTCAAAATAATCTGTAATGTCTCTATTGGAAGCTCACTTATCCTCATAGTAAATGCCGTGATGTAGGTTTTTTAAAACATTATCATTTTACCAATAAATAAGTTATTTATTGAAATAATTATCTAAGATTTTAAACAATTCCAGTAGCGCATCTCCTGACATTTGTTCTTGTCTAGTTGCATTTAAAATTGTGTTGAATGAGTTGGTTTTTAGGTCACTTAACTTTAAGATTATTGGATGTTTGGTCTTTAAAACTAAGCACTCATTTTTAGCATCAAATTTCCAAAAAGTAGTCACGTTAATTAATATCTCGCTTTGCTTAAATTCAAGAACATTGGCGTTAAAAATACTTTTAGGATTAATCCCGTGGCAGCCATAGAAATCATCCTCTAATTCCCCTCCCATGACTGAATCTAATACAGCCACAAAGTTATCTCTTTTGATTTTTACTTTGTGTTTTTGTCCAATCAATCCGTAAATCTCGCGGGCTAGTTGTCCAATATACCCGTGGTCGTAGTTTATCTCTGTAGCTATCTGCAAGTATGTTTCGCCCAAACATAATGATTCAATTATCTTTATTTCAACTGTGTTTAGCGGTTTAAATCTTATTTCTTTAGAGATTGCATTAATGTAGTTAACGTATTTCATGATGACACCTGTGTAAAATTCGCTTGCTATTTTACCAGAAATTTGCAATAATATGTTTAATAGTTTGGGAATTAAATATGATTGACAATTTTTGGTTTAATTGGCAAAAGGATTTGTTAAGAAAAAGGCTCGCGTCCCTTGATCTTTGGTTGCCACAGGACTTAGATTCTGTCGTTGATCATTGGAGTCGTAAACTTCAACAGGGCGCGACTGTAGAGGAAATTTTTGATGAAGTGTTGGGTGAAGTTTTAGATGTATTTCTGGGATCTTATTATGAGCCAATTTGAAGAATTACCACTTGCTTCACAATTTAAGATAGTTGCATTTGAGCAACAGGTTAAGCAGATGTCCCACGAACAAACTCAACAGGTTTTGATTAATTTGTTTAAGCATCACGAGATCCAAAGATTAAGCTACGAAAAACTTTTAGCCCATCAGTGGGGACTTGATGAGCCACTTCAGCAAGAGGAATAAGTATGGACTTGTTGGAAACAGCATCTAGGTACTTTGTCTGCACCCAGGACAATTTTAAGGTTGAGGGTAATCAGATTAATTTTATGCTGCAAACAGTACGCTATTGTATTCTCGTTTGCGGTTCAAATGGCGTTTACCGTGGCTTGGTTACAATCAATAAACAAATTGTTTATTCAGTCTCCATTGAGTCAAGAGCAAGCTTTAACACTGCGTGCTTTTTGGTATATGCTTATCTCAAATCTTTGGATAGATCCATCAAGGCAACATTGACTACTAGCCTTAATTCTGTAATGTCTTTGGATCGCAATGTGTAATGAAAGCAAAAGACAAGCCCGCAGACATTGCTAAAAAATAAATTCACAATAACTACAGCCTACCAATAGGATTAAGTTTGGGGATAATAATAGACTCAATAGATTCACAAAGATTAAGATAATCATCTTTTTCTTTGTGTCTTAAAAGATTAGTTAAAATGTTGCTTACAGAGGTTCTTTCTAATAGTAAAAATGAAAACTTATGAATTATATAGAATGTATAACTTGCTGTTTTGCGATCGCGCAACCATACCTGGCATACCAATCCGTCCTTAGCGTATTGGTAGTATTTGTACTTGGCTCTTGCTTCTATTGCACGGTTAAGTTCTTCACTGATATAAGCAAAAGATAATTTAGTATCTTTTCGCATGGGAATAGTTTGAGATGCTTCTATCCACAAAGTGTAAGATTCCGCTTGTACAGAACCATTGCACAAATAGGGTGAATCTAAAAAATAAAGTGACACACGATTGAAGCTTGTGATTGCTAACATCTCTCTCATGTATCCTTTGATCTTTGATTCCTGATCTGGGGATAATTGTGGCCTGTTATTATTTTTTCTAAAAGCTTTATTATTCAATAATTGCAACGATGGAATGATTTTACTATGGCATAAATATATTAGGTATACCAACAAAACTGTCAATGCAACCATCAGTGAATTACCAACAAATATATGAGTGTTGGTAGGATAAAAAATGCTTTGTGCTTGACCTTGAGTGGCTTTTGTCATAAAAAAACCTGCTTAATAAAATCAGTGTCGTCAAGAATATCCCAGTTGTTCCCAACGACCCTGACCGCTAACTACTAAATCAAGTCATCCAAATCTATTGTAACAAAATCTAGTCATATTTTCTATCTGTGTGCTATAATAACAAAATACCAGCGCACATCAGGAATGTAGTCAGCATTCCCAACGGCGATATCACTGGTAATCAACCTAAGTAAAGTAGGCCAATATGGATAGTTTAGCAGTTTTTAGTTTCAATAGCAATCAAGTCCGTGTTTTGATGATTGATTTGGATTCCGCCATTTTGGCGGAATCCTTTAGCAGCAATACTTTCAAGGTTTCAAATATTGAGGAAAGCTATGTACATTTTGATGAGAAAGTATAAATCACTAAATCTTAATTTTAGTGATTATTGGACTGGGAAAACTTGGGATGACTCGCAATCAAAGGCGAAAGAATATAAGTCAGAGGCGATCGCTGCTAATGCTGCAAAAAGGATAATGTCTGCTGGTCGGCACAATGAACAAAATATCACAGTCAAGGAAGTAAAATGATGTATACATTGAAAGAACTTTACCCCGGCGATCACGCCATTATTATCTGCAACCTCTCAGGCTATAAAGAACTTGTCAAGGTGCAAGGTAAAACGCCTGCTCAAATAATCGTTCAAAACGAAAGAAGGTTCAACATTAAAACAGGACGGATGGTTGGCAATCCAAGACACCCGTATATACTAAGGACTCTGACATCAGATGAGTTAGATAATATTGAGGGTCTTCAAGCAAGGGAACACCTTATTGATGAAATCAAAGGACATCTTCAGTTCTTGGATTATGATGTTCTTAATAAAATCTTTGAGCAGATACCGCAGCAGGATGCCCAAAGAAAGCATATCTTGATGCCTTGAATCGAATACAGATTTAAGCGTCGCAAAACTCGATTAACGATTTAACTTGAATCTTTTGTACCCACTAATACGCTTTAGTGGGTATTTATTATATCAATAACTGTAGTCATATTTGCAATTAAGTGTTATATTAAAACTTTGTTTATGGTATTTGTTCCAGTATCTAAATATATTATAATATTTACAACAGAGTTTTAACATAAAATCCATTATTCATTAATCGGCTTCACTATTTAAATAGCAAACAAACTAAAACTATGAAAACTTTAAATCCATTCAAAAACACCAATGTAGCTGTTTTAATTGACTGGGACTACGCATTGCAAAAGGCAAAAGACGTAGGACTGATTGGGGGTGAGACGGCTATTAATATATTAGCTGAGTATGGAGTAATAACTTACAAATGCTCTAGCCCTCCCCTGACTACTCCCAAACTAGCAGTTGTTATATCTCCTCCTTATGTCAGATTTTGCCCTTCAATTACTGGTTTAAATGGTGTTTTTATTGAAGATTACCAAGAGGAAAAACATGGTAAATGCTTTATTAAAATATTCAAAAAAGATATCTTTTCCTATGGCAATGCCTATTCCAGGATTGATGGATGGAAGTTCTCGGGCGAGTTTTATCTATCATTTGTTGAAGATTGACTAGCCACAAAAATCACTTAATAATATGCAGAAGAATTTTTTTGTCAATTATTTAAAAGCATCTGCTGAAGAATAAAACCACCTAAATCTTCAGTTATTAATCAGCTTGGATTGTAGTCCTTTGATTACCCATGGCTATCAATAAAAGTACATGATTATTATATCAATAAGTGTAGTTATATTTGCGATTAAGTGTTATAATTAAAATACCAGCACCGTTAAGAATGGTATCAACATTCCCAACGGCGATATCACTGGTAATCAACCTAAGTAAAGTAGGCCAATATGGATAGTTTAGCAGTTTTTCAATTTGACAGTCAAGAAATTAGATTTGTGGACGGCAAACCCGTCGCTAATGATGTAGCTACAGTATTGGGATTTAAAAACCCCGCTGATGCTGTTTTTAGACTAGTGAAGGATAAAAATAAAGGGGTCTGTAAAACCCAGACCCCTGGCGGAATGCAGTCTGTGACTGTACTTGAGGAAGCTGGTATTTACCAACTCATCTTTAGTTCTAAATTACCAAGTGCTGAAAAGTTCCAAGATTGGGTATTTGAGGAAGTATTACCAGCGATCAGGAAGTCGGGTAGTTATCCGGGCGTGACTCCCATGCAACCGGAAATGCAACAAATAGCTACAGCAATAGACTTGGTATTTGCTTGTACAGTCATAGACTTACGTTTAATAGCAGGGGTCAAAGCTAATCAGATTGCCAAAAACTATCCTGCGTTAGCATCTGCCATGGAAGAATCAAAAACCCTCTTAGGCATTCCTGTGGAAAAGGAACTGGTGCGTCCCGGTAAATTGGCAGAACTTTATGCTCAAAAAACAGGGCTAGAAATTTCCGCTAGAAGGATGAATTTACTCTTGATGGAAAAAGGGATGCAAACTAAAAATACCAGCAGTTCTAGCCCGTTGTGGTTGCCAACGGAAGAGGGTAAGGAATATTCTCAAATAGTTCTAGATACTGCCAAAGGACATAATAAAACCGTCCAGTCCCTACAGTGGTATCCATCTGTGGTTGACGTGATTTAATTAAGGCTACTCACTAATACGCATTAGTGGGTACTTTTAAAACAATGAAACCCAACTAAGTATGTGCTAAAATTCAAATAGGCACAGCCTAGGGGTCGTCGTAAGACTGCCGCAACAAAACCGCTACGTAAGCGGTAATGTTGTTTTTAACAATAGTAAATTAACTTAAAAAACATGAAAATTCAAAGAACTAAAGACATAGGTTTTGCAATAGAAAAAGATGGACAAACCATCTTTGTTCTTAACTTAAAGCCCGATGGGCTTTATTTAAAACTCCTAAACATAGAGCATTTTGTTATGATTTTAGATACAATATTTTGGCGTGGAACATTACTTCAAAGTTGGTTCATGTTTAAGCGTGATTCTAACAAAATCAGAGATAATATTGATTGGAGATTTTTGATAATTCAAGGTGCAATACAGGTGAAACATAGATGATTTATTACTCTACTCATTTTTCAGGGTGCGGTGGCTCAACTATAGGTGCAATGTCCACTGCATTAAAACCAATATCTGCTATTGAATTTGATCCTAAAATAGCAGAACTTTATCAAACTAATTGCGGGGATGTATTAATAGAAGATATTGCCAAAGTTAACTTTAGGAATCTAGATATCCCCGCTAAAAAAGACCGGAATGGCGATATTTTAGTTCACCAAACTTCACCACCTTGTCAAGATTTTTCAGTGGTTAACGGAGCTACCAATAAAGACAGCGTTCGCGCTAATATATTGAGTGCAACCCATGAATTTTACAGTTTATATGAACCTGAATTTATAGTTTTAGAAAACGTCCCCAGTTATTCTAAATCAAGGGTTTATCTGGACTTTGAAGCATTTTTAATAGACAGAGGATATCGGATTGGCAAAGGTATTTACAATGCTGCTGATTATGGCGTACCTCAATCCCGAAAGCGGTTTTTAAGTATTGCCGTATCTGATGGACTTGACTTTCCTGCTATCATTCCTGAGTACGGAAAAGCAATTAGTGGGCAAATTAATCTATTTAAGAAAAACTGGATTGGGTGGTATGAAGTAATCTGTGATCTGATTCCCCACTTCACCGAATCACAGATAACACCCCGACAGAAGGACGCTGTAGCACTCTATGGCGACTCAATGGTATTAGTAGAACGAATTGGATATCGTGATAAACCCAAGGTAAAAACACCAGTAGAACCATGTTGGACTATTCGTGCAGTGTTAGGTGACGATGGACACAATGGCAACCGCTCTAAAATAATTGATATTGTCTGTGGTGATACCTGCAAGAGTTTAAGTACCCATGCACTAGCACGGATACAATCTTTTCCTGATTCTTATAAATGGTCGGGTAAATCTGCGGTTGATGTTAGGGGAATTGGAAATTCCATTCCCCCATTGCTTATGCAACGAATTTGTGAAGCTATTAAAAATGTAATTTAACTGTAGGTTACGAATAAAGGGATGGACTTAACGCCTTGGTCAGCGAATAAATCCATCTGCTTTTCAAAATCGTTAAATCGCTCTTTTGTCATGACAATACAACCCATACTGCCAGGTACATTTGCATCTAAATGTATGCCAAAATCGCCTCTAGTACCACCTTTGTCAGTCGTTACATTGTGCGGATCAATTTTGTAGAAATTGCCCTCTACTCCCTTGGTTTGTGGCATGGGAATTGGCTTGGTTGCTACAGTCCAGTTCTTTAAACCAGGGACGCGATATTCAGGGGGAATTAAGCCACCTCTTTCGTGAAAATCCTCAGCACCCTGTTTACTTTCTACAGAGCTAGTGGCAACCCATGTATTTATTGTTCCCAACTCAAGATGTCGCAAGTTTAAGCGGCCATTATCAAGTCCCTTGTCTCGATCAAATCCCATGAAGAATGTTAAAAAGTACATAAAATAAAAACGATAAATTTATTCTTATTATAATAGTTTTTTATTTTTATGGTTAAATTTGCTATACTTGCATTGAGTAGGTTTCAACATATTATGCTCACCATGCACCTTGGTGAGCATTTTATTAACTTGTACTTAAACTAGAGACCCTTAATTAAGATTGTTAATTAAGATTGTTTAATAGTATAGATGAAACCTTAAAATTAACGACTCCAATGTTGATTTTAAGGACTCCAGCGTTGATTTTAACGGATCGGAATTATAAGGGTTTTTGCTAAAACAGACGGTAAGTGAACTGGATTTGATTTGTCTGGACTCGTGGGAGAAACAGGAATTACAGGAATTGGCTTTATTTCCGCCACGACGGCACTTGATTGTAGTTGAGCGACGTAATTATTAACTCCATTAATCTAGTCCCTCTAATGGCTTTTATGGATTCCTCAAGTTCCCAAAATTTATCAAACACTTTCATTAAACAACAAAAAACGCCCTGTCAAGAGCGCTTTAAAAACTAAATTAATTCTATTAAAATTGACAATCCTTTTTGAATAAGTGCGATCGCTTGCTTGATCAAAGAAGCTTGCTTGTCCTTGGGGACATCAGGACGGGATAAAATTATGTCTCCATTTGCTACTTGCTTAAACAGTTTAGATATGTTGGGCTTATCTTTCCCCCAATAGCAATCGAACTCCAAGCAGTGCTTCTCCAGTTTTGATTTTTCTTCTTCAGATATGGAGAGCGTGATACTCTCTTGTTTTCTAGTCATAATGTTATTTTAGCCTAGCCTCTCTTGTCTCTATATCCCTATAATATCCTTATAGTTTTCCAGTGCCAACCCTAAAGTATACGGAATTTTGTAACTGCTTAATTGTTGTATAAATAACTTGCTATAAATGCTATACTAATAACTTGGTTGTCACCTGTGCAATACTGTCTGCTGATTAAGCAGACATTTATTAATCTACCAATTCTCAATAAGTAATAAGAACCCAGTGGTTAAATTGACGGGTTTTGTGGTTGTTTTTATTTGTCTACATTGTTTACATTGTCTGACATTATTGTCTTACAAAAGAAAGCAGGGATCAGTTGAAACATGACTGGGGTAAAAATTTAAGGTGTATGCAACTATCAGTTAATGTCTAATTTTTAATATAAAAAATATTTTTAAATTACCAGATTTGTGCTATTCTAAATAAATACCCAAAAACGCGGTTAGTACCAATAACCACGTTTCTATTACCAGGTACTTAGCCGCTAGTTTGGGGGAGCGGCAACTGATAATATAACACAAAACACCATGAGCATCAACAAAATTGAAAATTCCTATTATCAATTATTTAATGTGATTCAGGAATATGTTAAGCAGATCCAAGAAGACAAGGTAGTAGTGACAACCAGGGATATGCACTTAATCCAAAAATTAAACTCATTCTCCAAAATTGAGGAAATAGAAAATTACTCTTACTTGAATGGGGTAATTAATTCGTCAATTGCCAGTTACTTCATCTTTGCCACCTTGAGTAGTGAGTGCTTAGGAACAAAAACACAGGACTTGGTGAGACTTTCTGTGCCTAAGCCCTCGGAAGACAATAAAGGATTGATTAATCAAATCGTTGAAGCAGAAAGTAAGCTACGTGAATCTTTTCCTAAATCTGTTGAAGATTTGAAACACCAATTGGATCAGACTGTATTTGATCTCTACGGACTAAGTAATGGTGAGCGCGTCTTAGTTGAAGATACAACTCATCTGTATATAAATAAGACATCAGTAACATTCAATAAACCTGAAATTACTGATCTAGAAGCATACACCTTGAGCTTTATGGGTGTGATTCAACCACTTTTTGATACGCTCAAGGAAAAAAGCATAGCTGCGGACATATTTGATATTACTGATGCACCACTGCAAGTAGTTAAATTTAGTATAGTACCATATCCGGGTCGTGAGCAAATTATACAAACTGTTCACGCTGATGACTTGATAACCGTGCTTGAAAGTATTGCAAAACAAGTACCATCAAAGTTTGCTGATCACGTTTTTACACAACGTAATTTAAAGGTTTACGCGGGTAAAAACATATATATTATTAAACCCTGTCAGCTTCGTTACTGGACTCGCTCTGTCGGGCTACATAATGCTGATGCTGTTTTACTTGAAAATTCAAAGATAAGTATGGTGAACTGAATGAACATGATTGGCAAATATTACTTGCTAATATCTGCATCAGAGGGAAACACCCCAAGATTACTTGAGTAGCTATTTGTATTAACACCAATTGACAAAAACAACAGGAAGACAACGGACATGAAGACCCTTGAATTTAAAATGTACCCTACTATTGCCCAGGCACAAACTATTGAGCAATGGCTGAACAAACTTAAATGGGTGTGGAATACAGGGCTATCCTTAAAGTTAGCAGGAAGACAGAAATATTACAGAGAAAAAGAAATAGGCGATCGCGTTATTCCCGATGGTGTGGTTCTACAGTGGAAATGGCGAAAGGTTGTTACTGAAGATAAAAAGGGTAAGTCTACTGAGAAATGGGAGAAAGTCCGCTTGGTTGGTACAGGTGTCATCAGACCTAAGAACGGTCATCCCTATTGTGAAATTAGGCAATATTTACACATTGAAAACCCTGATAAATATGGGCAATGTGAATTTTATAGGAGTGACAATATTCCTGACTTTATGGCAGATGTTCCCACTAAATTTAAGGCAGGGGTGATTGATTCTTTAAAGAAATCATGGAAAGCTTACGTCACCCCAAAACACCCCGGTAGAAAGCCAAAATTCAAAGGGAGAAATGATAAAATCAAGTCACTTGTTAATCTCAATGCCGGGGGTTTACTCAAAGAACTAAAACCAGAAAAAATACCCGGTTCAAATAATGGTTATGTCCAGTTCCCTAAGCTTGGTAAAATTAAAGTTAAGGGATTATTTGATAGATATGATTGGCAGGAATGGGGGTCAGCTAGAATAGTTAAAGAACCATCAGGTTATTATCTTCATGTATGTGTTGATATTCCCAATGACCCATTGCCAAAATCTGATAAATCAGTGGGAATTGATCCGGGTTTACTGTCAGTTATTACCACAGATCAGGGTAGAGAAGTTGAGCCGCCTAAGTTATTTAGGAAACAACAAACCAAGCTAAAACGGTTACAGCGTAAAGCATCTAGGCAGAAGAAAGGAGGATGTAATCAGAAGAAAACCTATCAAAAAATAGCCCTACACCATGAGAAGATCCGCCGCAGCCGCAACGCTTTTAACCATAAGTTATCTACTAAGGTTGTGCGTGAGTATTCTGGGATTGTGATGGAAGACTTAAAGATACAAAATCTGAACCGTAAACCCAAAGCCAAAAAGCGTGAAGACGGCAATGGCTATGAACAGAACGGTGCAAAACGTAAAGCCGGGTTAAACAAAAGTTTTGCTGATTCAGCGCTGGGTGATTTAATCAGTAAGATTGAAACAAAGTGTAAAGATACTGATAGAGAGTTTGTAAAAGTTGCTGCTCATTTCACTACGGTTGACTGTTCAAAATGTGGTGCTAAAATAAAGAAAGCATTGAGCGAAAGAACTCACCGCTGTACAGAATGTGGTCACACTGAAGGACGTGATTCTAACGCAGCCAAGAACATCTTACTCAAAGGCAAAAAACAATTATCAGCAGTGTACCGCGCTTGGGCGTGGGAACATGGGGAAACCCGAAAGCCTGGCTCTGATTCTGAGAAAGAATGTCACCAGGAAGGTGTGCAAGCACCACCGGAAGATGGATATTCCTCCCAATTAAACCCCGAAAGGGGAACTCAGCGCGGAAGGGGGGATGTAAAAACCTCTAAAGCCGTGAAAATAACCCCAAAAGCAGACACCGTAAGCAATCTGAACCTTGACAATTTACCAAGCACCCGCGCACCTTACCCAGTAAGCATTTCAGCTAATTCAGCGAAAACTCAAAAGCCTGGAACAAAGAAAAATAAGAGATCCGCGCGATCGGGGGATGAAACCTTTACACAGCTTACGATCTGGGATACGGCAGGTGAAACCGGACTTGGGGAACTGGGTTAATTGCAAGTTATTATTTGCAAAAACGAATATATAGCTGAGAAAATGGTGAAACCGGACTTGGGGAACTGGGTTAATTGCAAGTTAAGCGATAAAGCCCTTGATCTATTAATCGAGGTGAAACCGGACTTGGGGAACTGGGTTAATTGCAAGTATTAGAACAATTACTAAGAATAAGGATCTGAAAGGTGAAACCGGACTTGGGGAACTGGGTTAATTGCAAGAATTGCAAGGCAAGGCAAGAGGAGAATTTATGAGCGAATCAAAACTAATAACGGTGAAACCGACCTTGGGGAACTGGGTTAATTGCAAGAATTGCAATAAGCAAAAAACAGACGATTTGCATTCTTTAATAGAAGTTGACGCTGAATGGCTGGAGAGTAACAAAGTTCCACTGAAGTTTAACCTGCCAGTTGGGGTTGTAAGTCCCATAATTCAAGGGACTAAACAAAAATGGTTTGGAGCGGAAGTGTATATTCTCTGTAGACCTAGTATGCACCCAAACCAAGATACAGTTACCGTGCAACATGAGGATGGCACAGTGGGATACTTTTGTGAGCAAGAGGTGTTGATAGCACAGAAAATTAAAGAGGTAGAGGTTGATAACTATCAGCTACTTGCTAGTTTGCATCATAAAGTGAATTTACAGTCTTTCACGCTCCAAGAAAGGCTCAAGAGGTTAGTTGAACAAAATGCAACGATAGGAAAACTCAGTACGTCTGCTGACTTTTATAATTTTAGTAGTTGGTCGGATAAGTTTAAGTATGTTTTAGACCAGCTTGTAGTACCAAATATTCAGGTGGTTGATGACTGGGAGATAGAAATCCTAAAGCAGCTAAAACTAATAAAAGCTTTAGAGATAGCAGCAGGGTATTGGGGATGACTGAAGCAGGCTGACTTTGGAGAACTGGGTTAATTGCAAGAATTGCAAGGCAAGGCAGGAGAAAAATGGAAATCAGAAAACTAATAAAAGATGACAAGGTTGGCGTTGTTTTAGCCAAGAGTTTCGAGATTGAAGGTTGGTACACCGCACATAAAGATTTGCGATTGCTTTTTCTCCCTGAATTAATCAACTTAATAGAAAGTAATGGACCCGCGCAATACGAGGCAGTTCACGATCTACTAACTGGAATAGGAATCTTTAGCTTCAGTGGCGACACAGAGGGGTTAAAGCTTGAATGGTTGCCAGTTGGTACTCAATTCAAAGTAGAAATAAGAGATTGCATTATACAGGGTTTCTATAACGAAGTAATTGTCATTAATGACGATAACTGGATAATTGCCTAACAATAATGCGATCGCATTATTGTTTTAATTATATCGGCACAGCCTTTGCAACTGGGCCTAGAGACTGAGGATGGTTGAAACGAAATGAAGCACAATTTAATACTTTAACTTACACAACTCCCATCCCAAATACATGGCATGGGAGTTTTGTAGTCCTGGACAATCTCTCATTATTTCCTGTGACACCCTATAAGCGGACTTATTTGAATAACAATTAACCACCTCTCCCGAGCCAGGGGTGGTATGCTCAACCACGACCTTACCCTCTTGATTGCTAATAATAAAATTCCCCACAGGATCACAGTAATCCTGGTTTTTGGCAATCTTACTATACTGAGATGAGATTACCTTGCTGACATTCTCAAAACAATCATCATAAATATGAGCGCTCTGACTAATGGTAATCAATGGACCTAGTTTGAGGGATTGGTGGGAACTTAATAAAACACTATAAATATATTTCTGCAAAGACCTTAAACCCATGGCATTGGCTGGCCATGCTGAGAACATATCATTACTACGGAAGGCTGCAGTTAAAGATAGTTCACCGTTGACTACCCTTACCCAAATATGATTTAAACATGGGGGGTTAGATTCATCGTGGTCTTCCTTGGTATCCCACAGAGACATTACAGCCCTGGCAGAATTAATGTCATGGGTTAGCTTATCAATTACTTGTTGAACCTGGTCTTTACCAAACCAGGAACGTAACCTTTGTCCATAGGTGTATTTTATCCCTTCTTGACTAGGCGCGTCCTCTAATATCTGAGAAATATATTCTTGCAAAAAACTTCTATCTACTGGCAAATAGTTGGGTTCAGGAAAGTAAAAATCATCAGGTTCATTGGTAATAATTGCCATTAAATCTATCAATTCCTGCCACGTTCCATCATGGCTAGTGGGTCGGATCACCCCGGTTGTTTTAATTCTATGGATGATTTTTACCCAGGTTTCCGCAATGGTTTTACCCTCTATTCTGTGACCATAGAGAGGTCCTGGTAGGGTATTTGATTCAATTGTACTCATGGGAAATTCTAAGGGCATTCCCCAAGGTGCAGCGGTTTTTTTGTTGGCATAATCTTTGACCGCTTTAACAGCTTGGGCTATTGATTGTACTTCCTTGATTTCTACAGACTCACGCAATTTTTCTAAAACATTAATATCAATCTCAATGTCAATATAACCAGTAATAGAAGAAGAAATTACCCAGGTTTTTCTACCAATATCACTAATACCTTTATTGAAACCATGACGAAAAAAGTCGGCTAAACATTGACAGCCACCTGCGTTTTTGTCTTCCTTAGTTCCATTGAGAATTACCAAGTATCTAACATGGGGATTTAATAGCAGATTCCGAATTATTAAATTAATCCCTCTAGTGGGTGAGTATAGTTGCCCAATAACTGCATATTCATGGTTGCTTAAATGTTTTTGAACTGCTTCTTTGATAGTCCATCCTGTTATTAATGCAGTTTGTCCAGTCCCTTGAATTAATTGAGTTGGCTTGTATTTGGCTGTGTATTCCCCTGGTTTTTCAGTCATAGTTTTTACTAATTTTAGTTATTAATTTCTATAAAAATAATACCACAAAACAAGAGCATTGTTGACAAACTAATCAATTAATATTATTATTAAATATAATATTAATACGAGTAACATTCCCACGGATTATGAAATTAATTTGCTCTCAATCTGAACTTAACGCCAATCTTTCTTTGGCTAGTCGCGCTGTTCCTTCACGCCCAACTCATCCGGTACTTGCTAATATTTTATTAAAGGCTAATAGCGACACTGATCAAGTGGAATTAACTTCCTTTGATTTAAGCTTAGGTATTTGTACTGCTTTTGATGCTCAGGTGTCAGAGGGTGGTGAAATTACCATACCCTCTAAACTACTTTTAGATATTGTTTCTAAGTTACCCCAGGGTGACATTACAATCAGTAGCACTGATGAAGAAGGCGGTGGCATTACCGTCACCTTAAAGCCTAAAAGCGGTCGCTATCAAGTCCGTGCTATGAGTGCCGATGAGTTTCCTGAGTTGCCAACAGTTCACGAGGTAGAACCAATTGAAGTTTCTGCTTCGGTACTTAGCGATGGATTGCAACGTACTTTATTTGCTACTAGTTCTGATGAAACCAAACAGGTTCTCACCGGTGTGCATTTTTTCTTGAGACAAGATGGTATAGAATTTGCCTCTACCGATGGACACAGATTAGCGGTAGTGGAAACCAGTCGTGAGTCAAATGAAAGCCAAGAATCAGAGGTGACAGTTCCCGCTAAAGCGTTGCGAGAACTGCAAAAAATGTTAAGCCAGGGTTCTGCATCTGAGCGGGTTGAGATTTACATAGATCCGGCGCAAGTAGTATTTGTGCGGGGAAGCCAAAGATTAACTAGCCGCACATTAGAAGGCTATTACCCTGCTTATAATCAATTAATTCCCAGGCAATTTGAGCGGGAAGTAACAATAGACAGAAAACAATTTATTAGCACCTTAGAACGGATTTCTGTGTTAGCTAGTCAGAAAAATAATATTGTCAAGCTGTCTTTAGATCAAAGCGATCAACTGGTAATCTTGTCTTGCGAAACTCAAGATGTGGGTAGTGCTGTAGAGTCAATACCAGCCCAAGTTTCTGGTACTGATATTGAAGTTGGGTTTAATGTTAAATATCTCTTAGAAGGACTTAAAGAGTTATCCTCAGCAGAGATTCAAATTCACTTAAATCATCGGTTGCAACCAGTTATTTTTACTCCGTTAAGTGGATTAAAAATGACATATTTAACTATGCCTGTGCAAATAAGAGATTAAATATTTACCCTGGTAGTTGCTCACTTTACTCTTTAATTCATTGTGCATTGCCAGGGTTTTACAACAGTTTAATTTTTGTCCTTTATCGCTTCACCGATCATAGTAGATAGCATCTTTAATTGTGGTTCGCATTTTCCCATGTCTTCATTAAAAAACCAATTTTCAAAGAAAGATTTACTCCATTCAATTAATATAAATCCAGCAAAATTTTCTTTATAATAAAATAAATATATAGCATAACGTCCTGTGTCTCTACTGCTTAACCAAGTGGAACAAACTTCACCTTCACTACCGCAGTAAGAGTAGGAAATTTTATTGTCAATCATAGGTTTAATGGCACTATCAAAAAAATGCCTAGAAATCGGCGGGCGACTAGACATTGAATGTTTGCCACTAGATGCTACTTCTAAAAATATAGAATGATTGTCTAGATGGAATTTAAACAAAGATATCCTGACTGCTTTTAAGTCATACCTAATCCTTTCCATCATTGCGTTTATCTCTGCAATTTCTAAGGAAGATATGTTATTAAACATCTGCTGACTACCAACAACTTCAGTAACAATATTTTTAATTTGCTCAATAACTCGCTTGACCAAAGCCTCACTCATCATCGATACAATGGCTGTAAAAATACACCCAGAAAGAATTATTAGGGCTTTGATGATGTCAAGGGATCTTAGTGCATCATGAAGTTCATGGTGATCTTCTTTTTTCTCAGCTTCTGTTTTTTGAGAAACAGGTGCTTGAGTTTTGATTAGGTATGACTCGTTTGCTGCAATTGTTTTTTGAGCGATTCTGTGATCAGAATGTATTGCTGTTTGTAACATTAACGACAGGGCTATCAATTGTATTAATAAATTATCTTTTTTCATAAATTACCTCTACTAGATGAGAAACAAAAAACTCGCGGAGGAAACGCGAGTAATTACGCAACAGGGTAACAGCCAAAAGACTTTTTTATTATACCATTTATTTTTATTAATGTGTGCAACAAAAAAAGATGGGAAACTGCGCTCCCATCCTGGGGTCTTATTACACATTGATATTATATCAGGTTTATGCCTTCATATAATAGCCTGTAGCCTAATTTCAGTCTTTCTAAAAATTTAGTGGTGTTTCTATTTTTCCACAATTGATCTTTGTGGTCTATAATCCAATTCTTGGGGTCATGACAGATGGTTTGATGACAACGTAAGCATACAGGAAATACTGATTTTCCTATGACATCCTTGCCGTAGTAGGCATGATGTAATTCATCTGATTTGCTGGTAATACAATAACAGCATAACCCGTGGGTTGATTTGTGAGCGATCGCGCATTGTTGGCGATACTTTTTAGGGTTTCCGTATCGCTTACTGTAGTCTATTTTTGACCGAGTATTTTTCATAGTTCCCCATTACATAATTCATCTTTTTGATGGGAAAAATACTCAGGTGAGTGTTGATTTGACATGGGAGTAGGTTCAAAAACTATTTTTAGTTTAACTTAATTTAGAGCAAAAAGCTTTATTTTTTTAATCTTTGCAGATTTGTTATTGCTTTTGGATTATCAGTACAAGCATAATAAATTCTTTTGTTGCTAAAAACAGAATTGCTTTGAGTAATACCATCCTGAATAAACATTGACAATATTTTTCTGACTGTATTTGCAGACAATTTAGGGGATAACAATGCAATAACATCCTTCACAGACAATGCCTTATCTGTGTTTTTTAAAACATTTAAAACAAGAGATTTGTTTTTGTCTCTTGCTACGTAATTTATGGGAACTTTATTAAGTAAATCCTTTTTTTCTGTACTTACCCAAAAGATGGTATGCCAGTCAAATGAGGTGATTAAATTCTGTTTTTCAAGACTTTTTAAATGGTAGTAAACCCTTTTTACGCTTATACTTAAAGTCAGTGCTGTTCTTATGTCCTCTGTAGACATGGGCTTATCAGATTTTTTAATCTCATTTAGCATTGATTCTCTTAAAAACTTACACTTAATTTTTCTCCCTGGGGTCTTTTCTTTTTTGGGTTTAAGTTGCTTGCGTGGTGTTTTAGGTTCTTTTAGATTTGTCTTCCCAGTGCGCTTTTGGGGTTGAACAATGATTCTGGTAGGTTCAATATTTTTCTGTTGTTTACTGTCAAAATTACTGCAAATTAAAGATGCTTTGAGTTGCCCTACTCTACCAGTTATTTCGATATATCTTTCTGCTTCTAATCTTTTAATTAAGCTATTACCAAAGTGGCTTAAATCTCTTAGTTCAACATCGCCACCACGCATTTTTATGTAGTCTAATACTTGCTGCGGACTAAACATAATCTTTGCTTTAAACCAACATTAAAAAATAAATTAGTGAACTTCTGTTATTATACGATAATATATTAGCGTAAGCAATCAAACATAAATAACGATAATTCTTAATGTTTAAAAAGAGTATATGAGTAATTATATACTCTTTTGCTAACAAAGTATTCATTATGTTTGTTGACGAATTTGATAACAGGTTAATGACATCAAATCTAATCCTCTTAATGCTTTGAAAGTATCAACTTCGTGCCTTGAATTAAACAGTCTTGCTTCCTTTATTTTAGCGGTGAAAATAATGTCATAAAGTCCAGTATCTTTATGGATTAATCCCTGTTCCGACCCTAAGACAAAACCTTCTAGCTTCTTACTCATCTTCCCATTCCTCTTTTAATTTGGCTGCTAGTAACTCAACGCCTTTATCATTTAATTCCTGCTCGGTCAATTGTTTCCAGGCTGCTTTTAGTTCATCATTAGTGGGGAATCTTTCTAACTCTTTAATCCACTCAATCAGTATTTCGTAATAGTTAACTGCATCTTGTTTAGGAGCGGTTTCTTGGGGTTCGTTGACCTGTTCCATTGCATCAATATCAAATACCGGAATTAAGGCTACAAAAGGATTGCCGCGAGTAGGAATTACCAGGGCATATCTCACCTGTTCCTTGTCTAAGAGTTCACACACTTGACTAAACAAATCAGATATTTCTGATTTGACATTTAACAATTCTGGCATTTTAGTAAGTACATAATTAGACACTTTTCCCAATGCCAAAAAGCAAATATTTTTAAGCGCAGGACGACTAAAACCAGTGTAGGTGCTTAATGGGTTTTGTCCCATGAAGATACCGTGAATTTTCATGGCTGCAGTGAAATTAATAATATAATTCCACATAGCGCAAAGGTTCATTGCTGTGTCTTTCGGCACTTGTCCAACTAGTCCTTTCCCTTCACCATAAACAACATTAACTTCATCCTGAACCAGGAATATTTCACCAAGTCCTTCACCTCTGCGGTTGTTCTTGAACTCGTTCTGTCTTGCGTCTATAACGCTCGTGGCATACGTTACCCACTGATCTAAGCTGGTTTTGAAACCATCAAATTTACGGCTAAATTTACATAGCCAAGCTGTTAAAAAATTCTTAGGATCTGAACCAATCACTACAGATGGTTTTCCAGATAAAGCAATGATTCCATTAATGATGACACCGGCTAATGTTGACTTACCAGACTGGGTTTCACCCCAAAAACTAAAGTGGTGGTTAGCGCGATCGCTCATCTTCTGTCTAGCGGAACTCTCGCATAATTCATCAATCCATTTATCGTCTATCCGCACATATTCAGGATACTGAGATGCTAATTCTTGCAGTAGTTGTCTTACGCTAGGATTGATAATTGCTTGCACTGATTGTTCATCAATGGTGACAACCCCTGGGTTAGGAATACTACGAGAACCGGGTAACTGCTTAGGCTGTTCAAGGACTGCTTGCTGTATCTGCGGCAACTCAATTAAACCATGTAGCCCAAATTCTTGTGTCCACCGGGGTCGCTCTATTTCTGGCAATAACTTGACATAAGAAGCTAATGCGCGATTAGAATCAATCTGAGTTCGACACTGCTCAAAGGCAAAAGACCCTTTAAGCTGATTGTTGACAATAGCTAAATTTGCCTGTTCTATGGAGTTGTAGAATTTTTCTTTTTGCTTTCTGCGACAAGATTCTCCAGTAAAACAAATACCTGAGAATAGCCCAAATATTTGCTGAACCAACTTAACCGAGTTATTTTGATGGGAAAATAGTACAGGGGAAAAAGTGCCTGCTATGGCTGTAATTGCCAGCGTTCCCATCAATAATCGTTCTGTCATCATTAATGGGAGAAAGCTGTCCCTATCCCTGGTAAAAGGGGTTTCACGAATCTGCATAAGGTTTTGATAAGTTGGGTGCTAATGTTATGTAAGGTTTTAGTCGTTTTAAGGTTTTGTTAAGATGCTGCATAAATCCCTACCATGACTGCAAATAAAGCTAAACTTCCTAATATGTAAATAGGTGCAAAACCTACTATGTTTTGAGTTTTGTTGACAATTCCGTGATGTTTGTAATACAAGCCCAGCCAGTTATTAATCCCACTAATTACTATTAGTAATAATCCTAAAACAATTAGTGCGATCGCCCCTCCAGTGGTACTGGGAAATGCTTTTAGTAAAAAGCCCAAAAGCTGAAAGGTTGTGTAACCACAAAACAGTAACCCCCCGTAAAATTCTTTATCCATTGGTTAATCCTCAAAGATTGGAGTCACTACAAAAAAAACTTTGATACTCAAAGATATCTTTGATTGAAAGATCCTCATCAAGAGAAATATCAGCTTGTAGTGATGCTGCCATTTTTATGGCTTCGTCATAAGGTAGGGGTTGCTCCAATACTTCTTGGCTGGGAGTCTCCCAATCACCTTGAAAAATAACTTGATATTTTGTCATCACTTACCTTCTCATGTCATATTGTAAGTACAAAATCATGCCTAAGAACAATGCGATTAATAGTATTGTAACCACGCCTGTAATGTCTGGGATTAACATCTTAGTCTTCCTCTCTGCTTGCTAAATAAAATACATTTGCACAGCCAAAAGCTAATTCACTACCAACAACAAATACCCCACACAGAACTTTTAGAAACATCAAGGAAGGATTGCCTAATTGTTTTAAATTGATTTGATAATCAGTCCAAAAAGTGTAGGCTGCTATTAGCAAAAAAGCTGTTATACCAACAAAAAACACTGCATCAAATATTTGCTTCACCTCTTTATCTGCTCTAGGTTTTTCCAAAATCTTAACCAATATTTTGGGGTCAAATAAAACTGTGGTTACAGATAATTCAATCCCCAAAATCAAGGCAACTGTTACCGCACTTGCAAAAATTCTTTGCCAATATTCCGCACTCTTTAATAAGTTATAAAAGTGTGGGTACAGGGTGTAAGCATTGTACACAAGCACACCCCAACCAACTTTATTAAAGAATCGGAATAGAGTAGCGTCGGCTTCACTATTCCTCTTAAATATCATGAAAATATCTCCGTGGCTTGAACCGTATAGACTGTTTCGTAGGCGTTTAAGTTAACTTGAGTTTCTGCTGCGCCTAGTTGATACTTGGACACAACTTTGCCGTGACTAGCTTCAATCCCTCTTAAACGTTCATCAACTTGCATTACTTTTTGAGTATGTTGAACATTCAACTCATGAAGTCTTAATAGCTGATCCATTTGCTGACTTCTACTGGTAACTATGTCTCTTGCTAATTCTAATTGGGCTTCTATTTCTCCAATATGTTTAGCTTCGTCTAAAACTTGTTGGGCGGAAACTGATTCTGGAAGGATCATTCTCTCTTTAATTCTTGCTAAAGAGCTACCCATGTCCCCGATTTTTGTGACATTAGTTCCAATTCCTTTTAAGTCAGTTTTATTGCCGCTGGGTGCAAGTCCCTTGAATACGTTGTCCAACATTTTGATGCTCCTGGTTGGTTGATTTGTTGATACTTAAATATGCGCAAAGAATTAATACAAAAAAGGTCAATCCCAAAAAACTAACAGTGAAGATATTAGTTATGGTTGCGTCACGCTGAATCTGTTGTTCAATGCGATACTGTTGATCTTTGTGGTAGTCGGATGAGGTGATGATCCTATCAAGGATATCTTCGGGAACAGAACCCTTGACTGCAAACTCACCACTGGGTTTCACGGTAAGTTCTAGTGGGTTCTTCTGGGGTTGATATTCGATATCCTCCTCTATCCCTAGATGGCTGGGAAACTGCATAAATTACTATTCCTGATGCTATGAACAATTGAGCAAATATGGCTGCTACCAGCCAATAGGAAGGGCTAATAATCCCACTAATTACCCCATACCTCGTCAAATGCTGACTCAAATTCTTGGAGAAAGTTTTTGTTTTCTTCCGACCTCTTCTTGAGTTCTGTGGTAAACTTTTCTACAATATTTGATTCCATGCCGTTAGTTATCCCAACTAAATCATCTACAATTGAATCCTCCTTTTCTTCAACCTTTTTAGCAACAATATCTTTCATGGTTGTTGCCCGTAAAGATATTGCTTGATTTAGTTGCATGATAACTGGTTTTAAATCCCCAATAGGGTTATGCCCAGTGTTTTTATTCTTAGTATTTTGGGCTTTCTTTCCTGGTTTTTGAGTAACTAAATCAATTGAACTACCACCAGGAATTAATGCTATTGATCCGGATCGCTTGTCAATTTCTTCAGCAATAAACTTGACGTTAGGTTCATCAAAAGTCTTAGATTCAGAGTCGTAAATACTGTTTAAGTCTAACTCGACTTCATTGGCGATCGCCGTGGCTTTTGCCTCTAATTCTTCATCAGAAATATCTTGAGTTACGTAATTTCTGATAATATTAAATACGTTCATTGGTGACTCCTAATATTTGCTCAATTTCTTTTTTAGCCTTGGCTGTAAAGATGCTTAACGGTGCGGTTGCTTTCCACTCTATATAGCCGCCTCCTTCTGGTTTACGGATTAAAATTATCACTTGTGCATTGTCCACTATCAAACTCCTTTTTGATTTGTTGGTGACTGTTTTTTGTGTTTTTGTACTTACGTATTAACTGCTGTATCTTAGTCAGTTCAGCAAGTTCTTTTTCTGTTAGAGGAAATCCATTTAGTTCCTCTGATTGGGTGTTAAAAAAGTTTTCAAACACCCCTAAAAATTGATACCCAAATCGGATATATCGCTGTACTTGTCTTTGACTTACGCTTAAAGTCGCTCCCGCCTGTTTTCGGCTGATCTTTGGTAGATTCATCTTTCATGTCCGGGTTATGTCCGGTATGTACTTACTATAAAACCCCTCTAATAGAGCGTCAATAGATATGTGGGAAATCCCACATTTGCTGACAATTAAAGGGGCTTTGGATTAGTTATTTTTAGCTAGATTCAGAAGGAAAACAGCCACCCAGTCCGGTAATTCGTCGGCGTAGAACCATTTCTGGACGGTTGCGGTTACAGGTGGTTGTAGCCCAGTTCCTTCATAATATTTAGATATTTTTTGCTCAACCCAGTTGATACAAAACTTTTGGTAGCCGCGATCGCCGGGGTTTAGTCCGGCTGCTTTTGCCTCTTTTTGGGGTAAAACTGGTTCAATTAGCTTCATTCGTGCCATAATTAGTTAGCTCCTGTGCGGGGTGACATATCCCTCTAATTGCTCTCAACAATTAGAGGGATTTTAATTTTAAAAATAGCATATTCCACTATTAGTGTGCTATTAGTGGAAATAATAGTTTTAGGTTCTATATGACTAAGCCGCGCACAAGAGAAGAGATTGAAAAGGATATTGCCACCCATCCTGACCGGGGGTTGATCAACGGCAAAAAGGTGATCAACGACGAACCCAGAGAGATTCGCGCTAAAATCCCTAGTGCGTTAAAGCGCAAGGTACTAAGAATAGGTGCGTGCTATGGCATGGACATAACGGACGTAATCAAAATGGCAGTAGCGACTTTATGGAGACAGGAACAGCAAGTAGTTGAGTCTCACGAACAAGAGAAGGCTGCTGAGTTTGGAGTATCAGTACAAGATATCCAGATGAAGTCTTTTGGTCACTACAAAAATGTCAGCAGACGAAAAAGATTAAACTTCACAAAAACCAAAGAAGATGAGTAAGATATTGTTTTTATCTCTAAACGCCATTAGGCAATCCAAATCGGGAAGTAGTATTATTCTCAATCCACGAGACCAGGAATTAATACCAGGTGTCATAGACATCATTAGTAAATACTCAGATTGGGATATTACTGGAATTACCAATCAAGTGGGAATACAAGGACGTAAAAAGACATTATCATCTTGCATTCAGGAACAAATCTACACAATGGAATTGTTACCCAGCTTGAGTTCTGTTAACTTTTGTACAACCTTTGATGGAAGTACAGCTTATAGGTGTCACCGCGATACTGCCTGGGTAGAATTGCCTTTTGGGCGTAATTACCGCAAGCCCGCACCTGGCATGATTCACCAATTTATTGAGGATTATACATCACTACCGCTAACTCATGCTTTAATGGTAGGTGTAAACAGAGATGATCAGCAATGCGCCTTATCTGCTGGTATTGATTTTATTTGGGCTGATGAGTGGAGGTAAGTATGTGGAAAGTTCCATTGTTGACTGTATTGCAATACCTGAATAGTGAGTGCAATGATCTTAAGAATCATCAAGTAAGAAAGGTTTTAGAAGCATTGGTTATTATTTGCAAAAACGAATATATAGCTGAGAAAATTCTAGACACTGCGGAAAAATACCGTAGCAATTCTCACGGTTTTACTACATTACAAGAACTAATGGAGGCAATTGTAGTTTATGAATGAATACCCTGAACGGTGGGTACGGGCTAAATGCGTGGAACTTTATGATGGTGCAATATGCGATCGCACCTGGCGGAAATACAAACGTATTTGTCGAGTACCGGACGGTCGCAAAAACCCGAAAGGCACTGAACCAATGCTTGACAAAACTTATGCCCAGCGACTATTCGCGCTTGCATATATGCGGTGTGAACAGAAACGAGGGGATAACCCCCCTGCTGGTTGGCAGTCTGGTATTGATTTAAAAGAAATAATTAAAAGGTTGAACCAACCTGTAATAAAAGCAATAGTAGATCAGCAATTGAAGGATGGAGTCATTATTGATGGTGTGCTAGGGAAGGATGTGCCAAGCTGGTTGCAGAGACATCTGGGTAAATCAGTATCTGCGCGGACATTAAGAAGATGGGCAAAGAAAAACGGGGCAGACTTTTGCTCTCATCTCCCCGTACCTATTCCCACGTTAAATTTGTTTCTCCAGATCATTTAGTCCATCTGCATTTGCCAGGTCTACCTTCCTGGCAATTTTTAAATTTTAGCACAAACACAACCAGGTGACAAATATGTTTTTAAAAACACTAGGGATTGGAATATCAGCTTTACTATTGATTGCAGCACCAGCAAAAGCTGAATGGGGTGCTGCTAAATGGGGAATGACCCCGGAGCAAGTATCCAAGGTTGCGCCAAACAAACCTGAGATTATGAAAGGTACTTGCGGTGAAGACTTTAAGTTAGACAGAGAAGTTTACAATACCTACTGGACTGGCTATAACGCTGTTTACGTTGTTTGCTATGTTTTTGATAGCAATCAATTAAGCGAAATAATATTATTGTCTACTGATGTTAGCACCCACTTGGAACACTTAACCAAAAAGTACAAAGATGCTCCGGTAAAAACAAATTCTGTGGGTGATACGATTACTCCCACAGGAGCGCTCAGAAGATACGTTAGAAGAAGCTGGAAAACCAAAGAAGAAGAGGTGACATTTAAAACAGTGCATGATGACGGTAAGCTTAAATTAGAAATGGTTATCTTTTCAAAAAACCAGAAAACAAATGATTAAAAATGATGTTTGGATCAAGTCTCAAGAGGGCATGATCACCCCTTTTGAACCAAGTTTGATTCGCAGGATAGAGTCACCTCAAAACCAGCCTGTAATTAGTTATGGGCTGTCTTCTTATGGTTATGATATTCGTTTATCACCATCTCAGTTTTGCGTTTTCCGTCGCATTCCTGGGACTGTAATTGATCCTAAGAACTTTAATCTTGACAACTTAGAACCAGCCACACTACATGCTGATAGTCAGGGTAGTTATTTTATTCTTCCTGCTCATTCCTATGGCTTGGGCGTGGCTTTGGAGAAATTGCAAGTTCCCACAAATATCACTGTAATCTGTATTGGGAAAAGTAGTTATGCGCGATGTGGAATCATTGCTAATTTGACCCCAGCAGAAGCAGCATGGCGTGGTCACTTAACTTTAGAATTTTCTAATTCATGCAGTGCTGACTGCCGCATCTATGCCAATGAAGGTGTTGCACAATTACTATTTTTTGAAGGTGAACCTTGTGCTGTTACCTATGAATCTCGTAGGGGAAAATATCAAGATCAATTAGAGGTTGTAACCGTAGCCAAGGTTTGATTTTTGTGATATAATTGTAAATGTCAAACTCTGATAAATTAAGGGTGCTGTTGGTTATCAGCCAACAGCTTTATCGTTAAAATATGTATGCAGTTGCACCTAGTTCTTTAAAATTAAAGTGGGATAATGCAGCACAGCATGAATCTAGTTTTCTTTCTCAGAATTACCAGGGTGGGGTTGACGAGAGGGGAAATAGAAATCAACTTAACCAAGCTACAGCAACCCAAACTTTAACCCTGACTATAGACAATCAGTTTGAATATTTAGAAATAGATGAATTTTTAACAGAAAACTTAGGTAGACCGTTCTACCTTGATTCGGTCCTCTATCGTTATGAGACGTTCAAATTCACTTATTTAAGCGCAGTTGTTTTTGAGTTAGAACTAAGTTTAATTCAAGTATTCAGACCTTGACGTTATCCGTAATTTGATATATAATAAAAATCAATAAACAGGAAACCAAAAGGGGATTTAAACCATGAAAACTTGGAATTTGAAAATTAATGTTATGGTCAGTCCAGAACTTTCAGAGGAGGATATTGTCACCATACTTCAAACAGAGCTTGATCATTCAGATATAGAATCCTTGGAAGTCTCGGAAATCAAAGAAGAAGAAGAAACGGATGCCTAAAGGGATTTTCCTTTATTAAAAACCTTACCTGGTGGCTGTATCAATGTGATGCAGCCCTGCAACTGGAAAAATGATGCTTTGTCCATATTTTGATATACACAATAAGCAGGAAATTAAGAAGGTTTGAAAACATGAAAACTTGGAATGCAAAGATTAACGTTATAGTTAATCCAAGCCTCTCACAAGAGGATATTGTTGCCATGCTTCAAACGGAACTTGAACATCCAGATATAGAATTTTTGTCAGTTTCAAGGATAAAAGAAGAGAAGGAAAGCAGGTTTTTAAGGGGATTTTCCTTTATTAAAAATAATTTTACTTGGTGGTTGCATCACATTGATGCAGCCCCTCGCAATTGGAGAGATGATACTTTTTTTTGGAACATTCTTAGTAGCTAAAGAAAATGAGTGCCTGGTTAACCCCCTGTACTTAAAAGCTGATAACCCTGAAAAGCAAAAGAGATTGCGGAAAAATACTTAAACGATAAGCTACCAGTTTTTGTATTAAGGCAATTAAAAGAGATTGTCCATTGGTGTAACAAGAGTATGAAATTGTCTATCAGCGAAGAATTGATTTTAAGGGCTATCCGCGATCGCACGATGTACGGACTTGAGATCAAACAAGCAATCAGTGAATGCTGTGGACACAACATTGGCTACGGGAGTCTGTACCCATCTCTAAACAAATTAACCGAAAAAGAACTTATTGAAAAAGTCAGCAGCATGGTAGTCAAAGGTAAAAATCGGGGCTACTACCGATTAACCAAAACGGGTAGTGATGTGGTGAGTAGTATAGAGGAGAATTACACAAAGCTTAAATACTGGAAACAAAATAATTAGCGGGCATTGAGCAAGCGGGTCGGGTTAATACTTGACCTGCTTTTGTTTATCAATTACGCTTAAATAAAATGCAATATTGTATTAAGATTAATAAAAAAATAGTGGGCTTGATTAGTATTTGTGTATGATCACCAAAAATTAAAACAGGAAAAGTCTTATTATGAAGTGGGAAAAACTGCCTAAGCCGTGGTCAAAAACTCAGTGTCGCCGTCGTTACGTTGAATGTGATGACGACATAGGAATTAGGGGCGTGGCAAAGCTTTCGGGGCGTGCTCCTAGCACTATTCAAAAGTGGTCGGCAGAATTAATTGAGGGTCGCAACTGGCATCAACAGAGAATACATTTTCAATCATCACTCGGTACAACAACGCGAAAAAAAATAATTGAAAAGGTATCTACTGAGATATCTAACGAATTTTCGTCAATAGTTGCGGAAAACTACCAGGTGCATGAAATGACCCGAAATTATATTGCAAGATTAATAAGTCAAAAAGTTGCTCAACTAGCCCAGGACTTAAAACTACCTGATGAATACAAGAAAAAAGCGATCGCCAAACATACCTCAGTAGAAATTAATAATTTGTCACAGGCGCTTAAACGCTCGACAGATGCTATCAGTGAGATATTAGGTCTCAGATACCACGTCGACATGAATGCAGCCACCCAGAAAGTGAGAGGAGAAGGGTATGAGATTATAGATCCAAGCAAGAGAGATGCCGATCATCCCAATATTTCAGTTGATCACGTAGTTGTTGATGATGACAAAGATAATTTTAATGATCATGGTGATGAAGATGAAGATGAAGATGAAGATGAAGATATTTAAAGTTTTTGATATTACTGGACATGGTGCGATCGCTATTGAACGCGGGCAAAGTTTATACAGATTGATTCATCCCCACTTGTTAAATAAGGAATCATTGCACGGGAGTAGAAACATTGACTGATGTTTTTATAGGTCAATCACTTGGGCAATCATTCAGAGATATTCCTGCTGAAAAAATTAGAGAATTGATTGACTTTAAGGGGTTAAATAATGACAAATATGGTATGATACAACGTACAATGAACAGAGCCTACAGGTGGTATTTTAATGAGCAAAATTAAACGCAGTCAGATTGAAGAATGGGGTATTGAGCGCGTTGTTCCTTACGGGAACAATCCTAAATTACATCCTGATTCCCATGTAAAACAGATAGCCAGATCCATTGGGGAATTTACCTTCCTCGACCCGATAGCGGTAGATGAGAATGGTGAAATACTAGCAGGTCATGGTCGCCTTTTAGCAGCCAAGCAACGGGGCGATAAAACTATTTCTGTAATTCAAGTTACTGGACTGACAGAAGAACAGAAGGTGGCTTATCGTGATACGCACAATAAGCTAACCATGAACACTGGATTTGATCCTGAGTTGTTGAAACTGGATTTTGAGTTTCTACAAAGCAGTGGATTTGATTTAGAGATAACTGGGTTTAGCGAACTGGAGATATCCAATCTGCTAGATTTAAGTTTTCTGGATGACGAACCGGAAGAAGAAGTTGACAAGCCTACCCCAAAATCGTCAACCAAGGAAGTTGATGTAGATGAGTTTGAATTTGACCACAAGTGTCCTAAATGTGGTTTTCAGTACAATGATAAAAATGAATAATCCCCACGCTTGGTACTTAAAAGATTTAAAGTTCGTACCCCAAAATGGACTAAAAGTAATGTCTACTTTTAGTTGCGGTGGTGGTAGTTCTTTGGGTTATAAATTGACAGGTTGCGATGTTATTGCTGCTAATGACATTGACCCGGAAATGGCTTATCATTACAAGCTAAATCTTAACCCTCAACATTATTTCTTGTGTCCAGTTAAGGACTTGGTTAAGAAGTCATTGCCCAGTGAACTCCATCATTTAGACATATTAGATGGTAGCCCACCCTGTTCTAATTTTTCAGTATCAGGTAATCGGGAAAAGGACTGGGGGAAGAAAAAACACTTTCGGGAAGGTCAAGCTGTACAAGTGTTAGATGACCTCTTCTTTGATTATTTAAACTTAGTTGAAAAGCTAAAACCCAAAGTAGCGATCGCTGAAAATGTCAAAGGGTTAATATTAGGTAATGCTAAAGGTTATTGCGAACTCATCATTGATAAGTTCAAAGCTATTGGTTACAGCCCCCAATTATTCTTAGTTAATGCTGCTGACTGTGGTGTACCGCAGAGACGAGAACGGGTATTTTTTATTGCACTACGCAACGATATCCATAAACCTAAACTGATATTAGCACCTAAGCACCGATGGATTAGCGCAGGAGAAGCTACTAGTGATTTGCAAGTGCTTACACAGGATGAAATTAAAGAAACCCGTCCTAGTCCCAATGATATTAAATGTTGGGAGCATACACGCAAAGGTGATGCGTACAGAACTTTTTTATTAAAGGCAGAGAAGCGTAATTCCTGTTTTAACAATATTAGGCTTAATGATAGTTGCCCTGCAAACACGCTTAGTTCTACACCGGAACTATATACGCATTGGGATGTATGCAGAAAATTAACTTATAGAGAATATAAACGCTTAGGCTCATTTCCAGATGATTACAAAGCTAGAAGTACAAGAATAGGTAAGTATATGGTAGGTATGAGTGTACCACCGCGCATGATGGAAAAGGTGGCACAAGCGGTAATTAGTCAGTGGTTATTGTAAGTTTTCTGGCAATGTATTAAAAACTGTGCTATAATTACTATGTAATCCCCTCGCCGGATGGTGCGACTAACACCAAGTCCGCAGGGGAAGTAACCTAACACCGAGGTCACATGAATAATTTAGCAGTTTTTGATTATAACGGACAAACGATTTCTCGCCGTCAAAACGGGTTCATCAACCTTACCCAGATGTGTCAAGCCAACGGGAAACGACTTGACAACTGGACGCGACTAAAGCAAACTCAAGACTACATAAGGATTTTAGCTAACTCACTCACATCTGAAATAATTTATTCAGAAGAGGGAGTAAATGGTGGTACTTGGGGACATCCTAGTTTAGCAGAGGAATTACAGAGATGGCTTGATCAAGACAAGCGAAGATTAAAAAAAGAGTACGGGTATATATATATCTTTGAGGATAACGCCAACAATGCTTATAAAATTGGATTTACAACTGATTTAAAAAAACGACACAATCAGCATAAAACTAGCAATCCATTTCTTGAATTAGTAAAAGTGTATGAACCTTGTGTTATTAGTCAAGAAACAATTATTCATGAAAAGCTAAAACGATTCAAAATAAAAAATACTACGGAATGGTACAAGAAAGACTATAAAGTTTTGAAGATTGTAGACCTTTTGCTCTGTTGACAACGCCTGGCGTATTGCTTACCCTGGTATTGCTCTACCCGAAACAACTACACTTGTTATTCAGTCAGTAAAGGACTGATTTAATTAGTCAAAAACAAAACCCCTGGACTAGCAACAGTCCAGGGGTTTTTAATCAATACGTCAATAAAGATTGTTATATTTGCAATACGTGCTATAATAATTAAAACCAGCACCGTAAAGAGTGTGTCACCACTCAGAACGGTTGTATCACTGGTTAACATTTCACCCGGCAAAGGCGGGTTAATCTGTCATGACCATTTTAACATTTAATCAGGAATTAGCGATCGCACTTTATGAATCAACAGAGAATTTTCCGGTTGATTTTGATGACGCTTGGCAGTGGCTGGGATATGCCAAAAAACAGAATGCCAAAGACAAGCTAATTAGAAACTTTGATAATGGTCTTGATTTCCGTATTACTCAAATGCGTGAGACTAAGCAGGACGGTACTTTCAGCCATTCTTACGAGAAAATAGAGTTAACCATAGACTGTTTTAAATCACTAGGTATGATGGTTGGTACGGAACAAGGAAGGATTATCAGAAAATATTTCCTTGAGTGTGAGCGCACGCTTAAACATAAGGTACATCAACACGATGTAAGCAGTGATTTAGGAAGGCCAGACATAAAAGATATTGGTTTAGCAATAGATACTGTTTTTGCTGTTACCAGTGTAGATGTGCGACTACAAGCCGCAGTGAAGGCTAACCAAATAGCCAAGATTTACCCGGCGCTCGCTTCGGCGATGGAAGAATCAAAGTCGCTGCTAAGTATTCCCATTGAAGACAAGCTGATCAGACCAGGCAAACTAGCGGAGCTATATGAAGCTAGAACCGGGGTGAAGTTGTCAGCACAAAAGATGAACTCATTATTAGCGGAAAAGGGTTTACAGGTCAAAAACACTGCTAACAATAACCCTTTATGGCTACCCACAGAGGAGGGGAAACAATATTCCCAAGTGGTTCTAGATACTGCAAGGGGACATAACAAAACTGTTCAGTCGTTACAATGGTATCCATCAGTAGTTGATGTGATTTAATCGTTCAAAAACAACCCCCCCCGGATTAGTGCTAATCCGGGGGGGGGTTAAAATTAAATAGATACAAGAAACTTGCGGGGCGGTCGTTTTATTGTTAACCATTCTTGTCTATAGGCGACTTTTAGGGGTCGCCAGTCTATGTTAGTAACTACTCTATCTTTTAGTTTCCTGATGACTTTAAAGTCAATGTAATCAGTTCTTAGTTGTTCGGCTGCGTACCTGACCAGAGACTCTTTGTCCCAGGATTTGACCTCACTGACATCAATGGTAATAAGCTGGGATTGGCTGGTTTCAAATTCAATGAACATTTGTGTCTCCCTTGTTTCCTGTGTATGTACTGAACTTTTAGAATATTTGTGTGTAGCTATTTTACGGTTGGGTACTTGGGGCGATAGCGAAGCGCTGCTGCAAGCAGTTCGCTATTCAGTTGCACCGCAATAATCCTTGAACTCTTGTAAATCAAAGGTTTTAAGAAATATTTTTTAAATTCTTAAAACCTTATTCCTCGTTTATTCCTTGTTTTCAAACACATAGCCCGATTCTGTAACTTGAGCTAATCTCAAAATTACTTGTTTGTAATCCTTTTTCAGATTTCCAGCCCAAGCTAAATTCCCGAAGGATTCACGCGAAGGAATATCTTGTTTATTCACAAGCAATTCTTCGCAGCGTTGGTTGTATTTTCTCCACACATCCGACAAGTTGTGCGCGGTAAATTTTGCTGCAATAATGCTGTTGCCATAAACAATGTGATATTGATTCTTTGCTGCTTTTTTCATACTCTTTTATTTTTGTTTATATATAGACTATCTTACTATTTGTTTATTGTCAAGTAGTTTTAAAAAATATTTATTTAAGAGTTACTACACCATTGCTGCAAACATAATCCATGACATTGCTGTAATCGCGTGTTCTGTTTTCACCAATTCTCACTTTTATTTCTTTTCCTTCAATTCCTAAGAAATAATAATCTTTTCTTCCTACTCTAAATTGAGTATGTCCTTCACCTAAAAGACCAGATTCAAGAATAGACTTTATAGCCTTAATTTCTACCGATGTAAAGTGAATATTGCCCTTCACGGACTTAATCATGTTTTTTGTGATTTTACCCAATGCAGCTAACGAAGGTGCTAGAGATGCTTCTAATTTTTCTAAATCACCCTCTAAAATAACCAACTGGTCAACATAAGATTTAATGCCGTCTGCAATAAGTTTTAACGTAGCTTTTATTTGGTGCTTGATAGTGCGGATTTGAAAGTTGATTGTAAATTTCATTTGTCTGTCTCCCCGTTTCCTGTGTATGTAACTACTATAGTCTATTTCACTATTTATTGTCAACAGGTTTATGTACTGAACTTTTAAAAATATCTTTGTGTAACTATTTTACGGTTGGGGACTTGGGCGATCGCTAGACTATTGCACCTCAACAACCCTCAAACTCTTGTAAATCAAGGGTTTTAAGAATTTAAAAAATATTTTCTAAAACCACTTGACAATAAATAGTGAAATAGACTATATTAAGAGTATCAACAAAAAACAAGGAAACAAGCAAATGACAGACCTATTTAATTTATGTGAACTCAACTTCCAACTGTACTGGAAGCGATTGACTGTCATCAAATTCGTAAAGCTACCTACACTTAAAATTGAGGTTATCCAAGGGTCGAACCTTGAATACGGAAAAATAGAATTTACTTGGGAGATTTCTCAATTAGAAATCTCAGTCCCAGTTATTTATACAGAGTATATCAAAAACGCCCAAGAAGTCTATGCCTTTTACTGGGCGGAATACGAAAAGTCGGGCGACCCTGACGACATCCCATTTTAAATATAAATAATCACTTAACCCGGTTAAAACTTAATTTAACCGGGTTTTTTATTATCATTGATAGTAGTTGATCTATTTGTCAAAATGACTAACTACCAAGTTCGATATGGGAACAATGCCAAAAAGCACAGAAAAAAGTGCCACAACGCACACGCAAGAACCCATGGGATATGTTGCGTGTGCTTGATCAATAAATCTGAACAGGTGCATCATTCCAGTTATAGGCAGTCGGGAGACAGGTATGGGATTAATATTTTCCCCGTTTGTAAGCACTGTCATAAAAACGCCTGCCATAGTCCTAAAAACTGGATTGTTCACCCCACAAATCCAGAATGGAAGAATCATAATACCCCTGAGTTTACAGCCCGCTTAAAACGAAATTATCAGCGGTTGCGGAAATTAAAGCTCAATAAAAAACCCTCTTGATTGTCAAGGGGGTTGTATTTGCTATGGATTAATATTCGTCATCGTCTTCTTCATCACTGTCTTCTTCATCTTCGTCTTCATCTTCGTCGCCGTAGAGTTCGTGGATGCTACTGGCTTCTTTAACGACCGCACACCTGCCTAGCGCAGGCACGTAAGCGATCGCTTGGGCTTTTCCATTTCTCCATCTATATTTCATGGTTGTTTATCTCATGTTGATATTATCAGTATAGTCTATCTATTATTTATTGTCAATAGGTTTTAGAAAAAATATTTATAAAGACAAGTGTTTCTGCAAAATCTCTTGTACAAGAAGTTGTACAACTTCTTGGCTACCACTACCATCTACTCGGATAGTTGAAGATGGATGAGATAAGTACAAATCTGCATAACCCGCTTGTACCCGACGGTGAAAAGTTATTGTCTCCTGTTCAATGCGATCTAATTTGGCTTGTCCGCGCTTACGCAGTAAACCTACCTCTACATCCACGTCCAACCAAATAGTTACATTACTCAGTAAACCTCCCGTGGCAATCTGATTGAGATTATTGATCAAGTTCATGTCTAAGCCCCTGCCATAACCTTGGTAGGCAATAGTAGAGTCTGTATAGCGATCGCACAGAATATATTTTCCCATGGCCAAGTTTGGTTTTAGTTCCTCTTGGATATGTTGCGCTCTGTCAGCAGCATACAATAGAAGTTCTGTAACTTCACTCATTGGTTTATGTGGTGACTTTGACAACAATAGCTCTCGCAAGCTTTCCCCCAGTTCTGTTCCTCCCGGTTCACGAGTTAGCACTACAGGTATGCTCAAACTTTCTAGCCATTGGGAGCAAAGGTGCATCTGGGTAGTTTTCCCACAACCCTCTACCCCTTCAAAAACAATTAACTTACCATTCATGTTAGTAAATGTAGGCACAGCCTAAGAGAGACACCAATATTTAAGGTGTCATTTTTTAGATTTTTACTAAGCATCTAGTGGGGAAAACCCACTAGACTATTCCACTAAACCTTAGTAGCTCGCTTTAATGTGCGGACAACAAGTCGAGCAGGAATGGATAAAAACTTTCTGACTCTTGTTCCATCAGGATTTTTTTGGAAAACACTAATTACATAACCAGCTTCGTTGACCTCTCTAATTGGTCCTGGGATGGGGCAGTTGAGTTCTTTTGCCCGGTCATCCACAAAAAATTCAACCACATCACCGGGTGATGGGTTCTCTTCCAGGAGGGGTGACGGGTCAGAACCATTGTCCTGGGTAGGGTTTGGGGAAGGTGACGGGAGATCCAATACTACATCCCCTCTATATATAGGATCTATATTCCTATCCTCTATTGGGGATATGGGAGAAGGGAGGCTAGAATTATTATTTCTAATTTCCATTGGAGTATAAGAGTTCTCGTCACTACCTTCAAAAGCCTTATCTAGCAAGACTTCTGACCCGTCACTGCCTTCTAAACTTTTCCCGTCATGTGTCAAGGAACTAGACAAAAGTAGTTCGTGAGTGGGAATTTCGTCGTCTAAACCGACTTGACGCAAACGCAACCCAACAATAAATTTGCCGGTATTGGTGGCCTTGTGCTTCACTCCCCAGCCCAGAACTGAGTTGCACAACTCAATTAAGTCAGGGCTAAAGGTTTTAGACGCTTTGGCCTGGCTACCTGTCTCTGCACAGTGCCTAGAGTAGCTGCCGAAGAGGGTCTTAATGAGACCACCATCAGCACCTTCATTCTTGTTACTGCCTACAGGGGTCATGGCTGTAGGATCATAAATCACCTTCTCGTTTAACCAGTCAGCTAACGAGTCTACACGCATTCGGTTAACCCAGAACTCAAGGGTGCATTCTGGTATCTCTTGGATACCAGACAACACCTTGCGTACATAGTCGTCGTCAAAACTCAGAACGTGATTAGTGAAAGCTGCTAATTCCGGCTCAAACAATTCCTCAAGGTTTTTCCGCTTGGCTATACCGACTGTATTGTTGCATGGCACTGTGATTACCCGACGCTTAACCCGACTAGCACTGTCACCTGCAAATACAGGTAAGTTAGAGCAGACCACTACCATGCCGTCGTAGCGGTAGCTAAATGCTTTTTGTCCTTTGTTCTCAGCACGTAGCAAATCCTCCCCGGTTAAAGAGAGGAATTTTCCTAGTTTTCCAGTTGCCTTGTCTTCATCAGGAAATAACACAAGCCGCTTCTGGTAAGCGTTAGCAGCTTCAAAGTTATTGTTACACCAATCATCAAGGGTACTGGTATGCACGTTCTGAGAACCGATTAAAGATACGAGTAACCGGGTAAATGTACCTTTACCCGTGCCACCCAAGCCAATTAAGTGCAAAAACTTCTGTAAGTCCGAGCGACCCTTGATGACGGCGTTGCAATAGCACATTAACAGATCTTTTATCTGCTGGTTGCCACCGCTTAAATGTTCTAAAAACTCATTGATGTTATCCCAGTTTTTAGCCTCTCTGTCATATTCCCTGGGTAGTTGCCATGTCAGTCTGTATCCAGGAGCATGAGGCATCAGTCTTCCAGTTTGAATTTCTAAGACACCATTTCTAAATGGGAGTAGCTCTTTAGGCGATCGCTCTACCCAAGTACGCTGAATCAAATGATGCCTAAGCATTCTGGTAACGTTAGTGATGTACCCATCACCACCGTATCCAGTGTATCCTTTGCCTTCAATAATGTTCATCACCGCACTGGCAATGAACTGATCAGTCTCCACGGCCCAAACGCCTGGGCTGTCTGCTTGGTAGCGCATCCAACGCAAACTGGCATTGTTGAATGCAAGAATATCTCGGTATTCTTCGGCGATTTCCGCTGCCAAAATATCAGGAGTAGGGATTTTCCGCTTCTCCTGGAAGTGTAATTCAAGTTTTAGTTTGTCCAACCTCGTTTTTACCTCTTTGAGGGATTTTTTTAGTTCCTTGGGGTTTTTGGCGATTAAATCATCTAAACCCTTACCATGTTCAGGTTTCCACCGCATTTCCAATAGATAGGTCTCACTATCTTTTAATAGATAGTGAAATCTTCTATTAGCTTTCAGAACAGCCTTGACGGCTGTTTTTTTGGTGTCTCTGTCCATTGCCAGGATCATAGCAGATCCGTCTCCAATAAATTGCTCAAGGGCTGGGCTAATCTCTTTTTTCCCCCCACAGGAACATCCATAAAGAGCGATCGCGCATAACCCAGTGCTTAAACCTGACAATGCCTTTTTACCACCCTCTGTTAAAAATCTAGGCACTTCTGGCACTTCTTTAATAGCATCCCAGAAACTACCGCTCATAGGAATATCAGTTCCCCACGATTTATTAATTTTTTCCCTGATGGACTTAGGCACGGGTGGTAAGTATGGTTTGTCCCCAATTCCCTTGGGTGCAAAATATGAATACTCCCTGTGCTTAGATGGGATGTTGACAATCACCTGCCAAATACTCCCATCCTCATTTTTCAGGAAAGCTCCTAATAATTCATTCTTGGAAATATTGTGTGTGAATCGGGTTTTTTTCCATCCCAAGATCTCATGAATAGGGTACAAAGCATCCATTCCATCAGTCCATTCGCATTCTCGATGAAACTCAATAGCATTTTCAAATAGTGCCGGATCAATTCCACTCCCTGTAGTAAAATCCGTAAAAACTTTTTTCTTAAATTGTTCAAAAATGTCTTGACAATTGTTATTTGATTGCGCTATATTAATAGCATGATTTGAATTATTCACGTTATTCTCCATTATGATGTTGTTTAACTGATTTGAATTATTCATATCGTTTTCCATTATGATGTTGTTTAAGTTACTCATATCGTTCTCCTTGGTAATGGTACTGTTTAAGTTATTCATATCGTTCTCCTTGGTAATGGTACTGTGTAATTTATTCATATCGTTCTCCTTGGTAATGGTACTGTGTAATTTATTCATGTCATTTTCCTTGGTAATGGTACTGTGTAATTTATTCATGTCATTTTCCTTGGTAATGGTACTGTTTGAATTGTTCATGTCATT